CAATGAAATTAATACAGGATGATAAAAATAATGACAGTTCAATACGGGCAGGTTTTCTTTTCCTGCTCGCTGTAATAGTAGGCACTTGGTCATGGGTTTCTATTAACAATGGCCAGCTTCAGCATGTTGACCCGGAGACAGTAGCTCTCGTGCTTGGTGGGTTTGGCGCAAAAGTATGGCAAAAGAAAATTGAGGAGAATAGCAATGCCTGAATTAATGGACATATTTTCAAAAGGTGAGTTGGTGGTTCAGACCGAAGGCCCGTTTAATGTTCTGACGGCCTCATGGACCACGATGGAAAATTGGGATACCGTGTCGCTTAATCGGGGGCCTGATGTTGTAGCCGATGCGTCGGCCAATTCGATTACTGTAAACACAGCAGGACCCTACTCTGTGTCTCTGTTCGTAAATTGTGCTTTTGACAGGACAGAGGAGCTCTATATAGGTTTCTCTATAAATGGTGCAGACCCCGGTAAGTGGCTGGCAGAGCAGGGAAGAGGGGCGAACAGGCCCATCGACTTCTCATGGTATGGCATTCATAATCTTAGCGCTGGTGACGTGATTACCGTCGTTGCTAAAATGGAGAGCACCGATACGGAAGTCACAGTGCTTCATTCATCTTTTACTATCGCAAAGGAATTTTAATTATGACAGCACATAAAATACATGTTGAAATCCTATGGCACCTAACCTGTTGCAACTGCGGAAAGTATTGGCCAATGAGTGATATGAAAGAACAGGAAGTTGCCACATTGCATTGCCCACATTGCGGTTTTCGTGCAACTATCCATTTTGTCAAAGAGGAGGATGAAAAACCTAATGCCGAAGAAGTTTATTGTTGTCCTTTTATTTGCAAGCCTTTGCCAAGTTGCATGTTGCGGTAAAAACCCTCGAATCACAAAACAGGCAAGGTTAGAGCATGATTTGATGACGGGAATTGTCACAATAACAGATATTACCTATGATGAGGACAATAAACCAATAATTAATTTATATATTAAAAACCCCAATAATTACGAATTAAAAGTTTTTGAGGTTCAAGGTGGTGGAGCAGTTTCATCACCTAATAATAACGGCGTAGATTCGCCATAACTATTTGAGGAGGTTTCTATTATGAAACATTTACTTTGGACGGTTGTTTTTTCAATCATTTTTACAATTCCTGCATATGGATTTGAGGCGGGAGATGCAGCAAATTATCAGGACCAGGCTCAGGTTATCGGAGGGGTTGATTATGGTTTGAATGGTGCGGATTCGAAATATGTCGGAGGACAGGTCGATATTGGCGCCTCAACTGCAAATGGTGGTTTTGGGATTGAATATAACTACCAGTCACAGGGTGTTCACATTAATGCTATTAACAGTACTGCCACCGTCCGCCACCAGTACGACATCGACATGTCAACCCGTGGTGCTTCTGATGCAGTAGGTTATGGAACAGGAGGGCATATTGAAGGTAATGAAGTTGAGGCAGGCATTGCTACTTATAGCAATGGTGTTGGAACTGGCATGGCTTCTGGTGCTGGTATTAATGCTGCTGGCGGAAGCCTGGTCGGTGCAACTGTAAATGCGGATGCAGTAGGCATGACGGATACTACTGCCCACACTGAATACGAAAGCATAAATATGGGTCTCAGCTCTGCCCAATATTCAACAGGAGTTTCAGACGTTGAAGTTCATACAGTGGCTTATAGTGACATTGGTTTTGCTGGTGCTGCTGGCACTGCTTCTACTTCCGGCGGTACTGTCATGGTTAATGATGGAATGGGCGGTGCGATGACAAGTGCAGGTGTCTCACATTCAGAGGTTGATATTGCGACAGCAGGAGTAGGAGCAGGATATTCTGGAGCTTCAGCTTCAGCAACTAATACCCATTATTCTGAACAGGCTTCATATGGTGCAGGCACTTACCAGTACCAGGAGACATTGGTTTCTACAGGTGCTGCAGAATAATCTGACGAATTATAAATTTGGAATGTTGAAGGTGCTTTCTTTTGCAGGAATATTGCAAGCTGAAGGTAGAAATTATGACTTTTGGTTTTGTCAATGTGAATGTGGACGAACTCTCTTCACCCAAGGGAAGCACCTTAAAGAACGTGTGGTGCAGGATTGTGGCTGCACGGAAGGGAAATGAGGATCGTTTTATGAAGACAATTCCTATGATTTTTGTTGCACTTGGTACCGCCGTTATTTTGTGGTGTGTGCATGGACAGGCGTTTGGAGCCACTTATTCAGACGCCGCGGCTCTCGCGGACCAGAGTCAATCCATTAATAATTCCTTCAATTCAGCGGATCCAATCCGGGCTATTCCTATTACCCCGGCGGCTCCGGTAGCCATGCGTGGAGGCCCTTCTTACTTTGCAGGGCCGGGGCTGGATACGGGACCTCAGTTCATCCCTGCGCAGGAGCTTGTTAAGGTGTTGAATGCTGTGGATACAGCACAGGAATTCATAGGCGACGATGAGGACGAGGACATCCAAGCCGTTGTCACCATCTTTGCCAAAAATGCTACTGCGGAATGTAAGTGCATCCGTTTTGAGATAGTAAATCCCCAAAATACCTATACACTAAATGCTCCTTTGGCAGTGGCTTCTTTGAAGACAGATGAAGATTGCGTAACTTCTGCCACACTGGCTGCCAAACTTTGCCAAATCGCCCATCAGGTTGGAGCATCTAAGGTTGTGATAACTCGTGAGGGCGTGATTGCCCAACTTATGTCCTCTGGATGGGGTGTGGGGCTGAGTAATAGTATCTCAGTGGTAAATGCAAGTCCTACAGGAATTGGTGGATTTGCTACTTCAGGTACTGGTTATAGTTCTGGCAAGGCCTTTTATCTGAAACTGCCGTATCTCATTGCCACTTTCGTGAAATAAATGTCTGCTCAGGCCAAGGATGGAATAATTGCAATTCTTGTGGCGGTGATGATTGCGTTTTTTACAATCACTGCCGCCGCAATTTCTGATATAAGGACACAAATGGCGGATTTGCAAAAAGATCTAATTGAACTTAAAACCTGCGTGTCTTATATTGATGACCTATGTTGCTCGGAAATGACTGGAGGTGATTTAGATGGCTCAATTGACGATAGAACTGCAAGAACGAACAGGTCCAGGCACCAAAAAAGAATACAGCAAGACCTATGGCCGAATGAATGATTATCCAAAAGAAATAGTTGGCCCAAAACCAAAGAAAATACAAATTGATTCTCCGGCACTTGCTGCACTACCTCGCCGACGCGGACCTCGCCCACATTGGGGAATTAGGACAGGAAACTGTCCCTATCTCAATGGACTTGTTTAAATTTCTCATGGTAAACAGACAAATTAATAGGTGATAATTTGAAATTAATTGGTACTAATTTCTCATAATAAGGAGACAAATTAATAGGTGATAATTTGAAATTAGTGAACATTAATTTCTCATGGTAAACAGACAAATTAATAGGTGATAATTTGAAATTAGTGAACATTAATTTCTCATGGTAAACAGACAAATTAAGGGGCCGTAAAGCCCCTTTTTATTATCCTGAAATAAGTGCCCTTATCCTATCCAACATTTCATTCATTTGCTCCTGTGAGTGTGCTTGCCGCAATGTCCATCTCACCTCCTTTGTTGTAGTCCATTCACCGTCTCTGTATATGTCAAATGACAAAAACAATGATTCTTCCTGTTCTTTTTGGTTCCACACTTTGTCCGCACGTATTTTTATTGTTTTCATCCAAATAACTTCCTTTCCAATTCTGAAGGCCCTGGGATTTTTTCCAAGGCCTTCTTTTCCTCATCCGTTAATGGTGCGGTTTGGGTAGAGTCGTATTCATATATCACCTCCTTCCTGCGATATTTCCAACGACTCTTATTAAAAAGCTCCTCAAGGGATTCTCCATTCTTAAGGAGCAGTTTAATCCTATGACGCACAGTTTCTGGAGCGACACCAAATAATTTGCCCAATTCCACTAAATTGCGCAATGTTCCATCTGGGCACCTTATTTTTAAGTGCTTCCCCACTTGCCAATACTTGTTCTGTGTGGCATAATCTTCCGGCCAGCCACGCTCCTTACACTTCTTTAGCCTTTCTCGCAGAGTCGAGGGAGCGATGCCAAGTCTCGCAGCGATCTTGCGCCGTTCATTAATGTCCATGGCCTTCTTCTTGGCTGTACTCTTGTTCTGGACCATAATGAACAGTTTGAGACTTGCACCAGCTGTAAACCAAATCATAGCTCTTGTCACAATGAATATTTTTCAAGTTTTTCCTCATGCAATTGGCTATTTTCTGGTCTTGGATATTTGTCTTTTTGTCGTAATCCATGATCCACAGTGCAAGCAACAGGCAACCTATCGCTCCTACCATTGTCCAATAAAGGTCATTTTTCACTATTAATCCTCCTTATTATACTCCACCATAAATTCCAATGCTTCCTTTGCTGCAGGAGTGAACATGAAAATTGCAGTAAGGAAAATCAACAATGCTATTCTTTTAGCATCTCCTTCCGTTTCGTGCAAGATGGTATTGTAGATTTTGATAATGTTATTTTCAACCATTTCCGTGAGTTCTGAGTGTAGGCACTCCGGGGTGACGATATCCGCTATAATATTGGAAAACAGTTCGTCATAATCTGGACTACTGTCTGAAATGGCTTTGGACCGCAAGGTCAACTCCATCGGAAGCTGTGCAGTTACACAAATTGCAATAGCACGGAGAAATTTCTTGTCATATGGACGTCCTTCCATGATGCTGCTTATGAAAACACGGATGTGGACTTTGTTTTGCATCATCTCCATCAATTCCTTTTGGCCCAAGCCAACTGCTTCGCCAAAGGCTTCTTTTGTGTGATCAAATTTTAATTCCATTTTATTTGTCTCCTTTATTTTGAGTAATTGTGCTTATTGCGGTGTTGGCCACCGGCACCAGTACCAGAAAAATAAGTTATTCGAAAATCATCCTTTGTCAGGCGCATCAACAACGGCCTTGTATTTTTTACGTTTTTCATTTCTTTGGCCCAGATCCCAAAATTTTTATTTCCATATAAAAGTTTCGTAAGGGATCCACCTTTCTACCGTAAATCCATTTGCTGAGCAGGCTTCAGAAAGCAGATATTGCCGCAATGCTTCCGCTTTATTGTCATTTAGATGGTACTCCTCCTCATATATTACCTTTTGGATTTCAGCAGAGATAATGGCTTTTAGACAGGTGTTGCAAGGCATGTTTGTACAATACATGATTGTCCCTTTGCTTGAAATTCCATATTTGGAACATTGCAATAAGCAATTCTTTTCCGCATGTTCGCAAGGCAGGTCATCCAATCCATGCCCAGAAACCCTGTCTCCACCATAGCATTTTTCACAATGGGGAAATCCAGATGGAACGCCGTTATATCCTGTGGCAATTACCCGTTTCTCCTTCACAAGCACTGCACCTACTCCTCTCCGGCAGCAGTTGCTTTTCATTGAAACCATTTTAGCCAAATTTATAAAATAATCATTCCAGTTCATTAAAACCTCCAAAAATAATGGGCGGGATTGCTCCCGCCCTGTTACAGGTTATGCATTCCTTGCCATGCCCTTGTGGAACCAATCCAGTGCTTCTTTTGGACTATTGTGGGGACACATTTTGGCAAGAAGTACCGTGCTTCCAAATGCCTCCCCCACATTTGGATTTAGGGGAGATCCTATAGTTTGGAGTGCTTTGAAATAATAATCCCCTAGGTACCGGATCACATTATCCTGTGAGATGCCGGAACGGAGCAGGTGCCATGCAGAAAGGAAGTTGACTTCCACGTCTCTCGCTTCTCTGCCTGTCTCCTGTGCGATAAATGACATGGCCATTAAGACGCTGTTCTCAACCTTTCTCTTTACAAAACTTGCACTTGCCCAGAGCACCAGGCAAATTACCAAAAGAATTCCCATGACGATAGTAATAGTTTCCATTTTCCATTTCTCCTTTTTATTGTATGGGCCGAGTTGCCCCGGCCCTGTTTTGATTTAGAAGTTTTCAAATAGTGCGCCTTTGTTACCAGCACAAAGCTCATTCCAAGCCTCACCGAAGGGTGCATCACCTTCCAGAAGCACAAGGCCACCCTTTCCTACAAAACCCTTACTTCCAGTATATCCACCAAAACCATTCTTGGCGTTAACCTCGCCGCAAACCACCCTGCCATATTTCTCAGTCTCAACAACTATCACATTGCCAAACTTGGCAGAGTCAGGATCTTTAAGCCTATTCTTCACACCCTGTACAGTGTAATAAGCCACATTGAAAGCCCCATCACGAGCTTCCTTTGCGGGCGATGGTGTGGAAGGCCCACCAAGGTTAAACAGGAATATAACCAGTAAAGAAAGTACCACAAATGTTGTAAATCCACCAACCCCATCCTTACCAGGCTTCTTTACACCACACGAGGGGCAGATTTTAGCCTTCTTAGATACCGTGTGTCCACAATCTTTACATGTTGTCAAATTAGCCATTTTATATCTCCTTTTTTGTGGGCCGGTGTGTGGGCCGGCCCGAATTATTTTTGGTTTTTTTAAAATCCTGCAAAATGCTTGCCCTGAGGACATTCCTCGGTATTGCCACATTCGAGGCAGTGGTAAACGTACTTGTTACCAACTTTTTTGAACTCGACAGTGCGGCCACATCCATTTTTGTGGCAAGCTGTGAGGTGGTAAGAAGTTTTGTTTTCCTGCTCCCAATTTTTTGCTGTATCTAAATCCCTGGCAAATACAAGTCCGTTTTTGCGAAATTTTTTAACTCCTGTGTCCTTAAGAAATTTGGGATGCTGTGACATTTTATTTGCTCCTTTTTTTTGTTTTTGTTGTGCTGTTTTTGTTATGGTGATTAATATAATTGTTTTTGATTAAATTGCAAGTTTTTTATTTGGTTTTTATTATTTTTTTTGGTTGTTTTTGTTTTTGTTGTGCTGTTTTTGTTATGGTGATTAATATAATTGTTTTTGATTAAATTGCAAGCAATTTAACCAGATTTTTTTAAATTAATTATAATTTTTTCAAATTCTTTTGGAACTTTTCCTTTTTCTATTTCTGAAAAATACTTGCAATCGAAACAGGCTGGATATGGCACCGTTGTTTTCGTAATTTCCATTTCTATTCCAGTAGAGGATTTTAAAGAATTTTTAACATTTTGTCCAATTCTCTTATTATGTTTCCGCCTGGCGAGACATGTTTTTAATAAAGCTCCAAAAGTTGCCTTTTTTAAACCAAAGAAAGGACATTTCTCTGTTTTTTTCATGTTCCTCGAGAGAATATTTCTATCTTCAGCAGATATTATGGCAATTGGATACATCTTCCCACCCCTTTCCATGCGCTGCAACTATAATAAATTGGGCATTAAAATCCTGGCTTAATTGGTGGATAAATTGTTTAATTGCTTCTTGGTATCCTTTTGAGAGGTCTTTAAATGGTTCATCAAAAATAAATATTGGACGTGCATCCTTTTTAGAGGCCCAAAATGTCATCCGCAGTGCGAAACTTACTAAATCCGCAATTCCACCTCCAGAACCGTAAAAAAGTTCGTGCTCAATTCCATGTTTTAAAAGCACGAGGCGAGCTTCTGTTTTGTTTCTACTTTGCACAAATTCAATATAAAAGGTGTACGGATCATCAATTATTTTAAGTGCCTCCGTAACCATATCAGAAAGCATTTTAGAGGTTTGTTTTTGTACATGCTGTGAAACGTCGTTTATTATGGACCTGGTTTTTAGGAGGATGCGTTCTTTTTTACGGAATTTCTTTTTTCTTTTTTGAATCTTTGCCAAACGCTCCTCCAAAACCTCCTTCCTTGCAAGCAATTTCTCAATTTTGGCGGCCTTTTCTTCAAATGTCATATCTTTCCAAACGCCCCTTTAATTTTTGGATTTCCTTTTTTGTCTCCTCTATTTTTGGATCGATGTTTTGTTCCAAATCCTTTTTTGCCTCTTTTATGGATTTGTATCCAAGCTCCTCAATTTTTTCCTGGATAATCTCCTTGTTTGCACGCACTTTGGAAAGTTGCTGGGTTAGGTCCTCAATAGTTGACGAACATACTTCAATTTCTCGTTTAAGATTCATAAACCCTCCTTTGCTTCCAATAAAATTGCATCAATTTCTTTTTTTATGTGTCTATTTCTTATCTTATCGCGAACAGCAATTAGTTTACTTTCAAAATCTGGATTATCCTGGTGGATATTTTTTAATTCCTTCAGAAACTTTTCCGTGATTTTGCTTTTTGTATCTGGCTCTTTATCCACCACCTCAAAAACATCCTTTTTGATAGGAAAATAAATTTTTTGATATTCATTTCCATTTACCAAAAAGAAACATGGCCGGTGGTCAATTTGATCTGTTTTTAGCCTCATCATACTACCAGGATTTATTATGTTTTGGTAGGTAAAAGTTATGTGGTTGTCTCCCATGACGTACAGCCCTGCCTTGCATCCAATTAAGGATTTGAGCGTCCTTGCAGTTATTGAATTTTTTAACCTGCTGTCTTTTCTTTTGGTGATTAATTTATGGATTAGGCAAATGTCGCATTCTTCATTTGGAACTTTTTGTCCCCATGAAACACCTACTATTTTCTTCCCATAAACTTGTATTGGTGTTGATGAGGCAATACAGCAATTTGGCATTTTTGAGAGGATATTTAATGGAGTATTTTCTCTGGTGGAATAGTTATGGAAAATGAGGTCGTGTTGTCCATACACCATAACAATTATGCCTTTATAGGAGGTAAAAATTTCTATGGTTTTGGCAAGTATGGAATAGGCGGTGGTTGGTGCGTCAAAAACATCTCCTGCAATAAGCATAATTTTGGCATGTTTTTTGTTTGCATAATCCACCATAAATTCCAATTTTTTCCATTGTGCCTCTAAATAATTATCCTTCCTGTGCGCTGTTTTATTACCTCTAATGTGCAAATCCGCAGCACATATAATTTTCATTTTTTGTTGCTCCTTCCGCATGTAGGACAGAAACCTAATTTTTTAATAAATCTATTTAATCTCTCTTTTGCATCAGACAAATTAGTTTCTAAAACCTCCTCTTTTAATTGGAGTTCTTTGTATTGTTCCAGGAGAGATTTTAATTTGTCGTATTCCGCCAATTGTTTTCTCGCCTGCTGCAATTTTTCCTGGTTCTTTTTAAGCCAGGTTATAGGAGGCAGTAATGGAAGCTCTTTTTCTCTCCTCACCAGCTCTAATATTGAGGCTTTTTTAGCCTTCATAATTTGTGCCTTGCGCAAAGCTGTTTTGAGATTTTTAAGGAGACTTAATTTTATTTTTATTTCTTTTTCTTCATAGTCAAGCTCTGAGAAATTATCCGCTGCTAAAAGTATTTCTTTTTTTCTTATTTTTAGGTCAAGCTCTGAGATATTAAGAGCTTTTATTTCCTGGACTAATTTGTCTGCCTCCTCCACCCATCCAAGAGATTTTATTTCTTCTTTTAATTCCTCTTGTTCTGAGTCAACAGCTTTTATTTTCGTTCTTATTTGGAGCAGTTTTAATTTGACTTTATTTGTCACTTTGTCAATCAAATCCAGGTTGGTTATTTTATTTATTTCTTGCGCAATATGCCCTGGATTTTGGTCGATGAGGAAATACCTTTGATGCTGGTTTTGAAAGTTCTCCTCTCCCATCCGTATAAGTTGCCGCACTTCCTTGGGGATGGCTCCTCGGAGTGCTTTGTATTTTTCACCATTAACTATGTAGCAATTTTCTTTTAGATTCCTGCGCCGTTCCACCCATTGCCCATCTTCATACTCCACCTTCACGCTCACAGTAAGTTTTGAGTCATGGTTGCGGATAAATTTCTCCCCAAAAGGCCTATTATTAAACAACCAAAACAGTGCATGGATAATGGCACTTTTTCCTGCATCCGTTTCTCCTGTAATTACATTTAAACCTGGCAATAACTCCAATTCCAAGTTTTCATGTTTCATAAAGTTTTTTATAGTGATTTTTTTAATCATCTATCTCCATTTCCTCCTCTCCTTCCTCCGCAACTTCCGCAGCATTTTAAAAAATGCCTTTGCATCCATAACCACAATTGGATCCATGCGGTTTCTGCGACATATGAGCAACCAATCCATTTTCTTTTCTTTATTGTCTTGTGCTTGCTTTATCCATTGGTGGATACTCCAAGATTCCTGATATTTGCACTCCACGGAAAAAGGAAACCTTTTCCTCGCCTTCCCTACCAACCTCACATCCGTACCACTCTGCCCCATTTCCCGTGGAGCAACATGTTCATCCTTGCCCCATGGCATTTTTATGAATTTGGATATTTGTTCACAAGTCCAATTTTGCAGCCGTCGGCCTTTGTCCTTTGCTGAAGCAACAGAAATTCGTTTTTTCATTTTATTATAATGGCCCCTTCGTCATAATCGACATAATTTTGCCATTCATGGAACAGCACATCAAATTTAGAGTTTTCGCTACCTTTGGCACGCTCTCTAAGTGCAACAATGGAATATGGCATTTTGCCTGTTTTCAAAGCCCAATTTACTACCTTCCGTATCTCAAGTAAAGAATATTTATCCGATTTGCACAATGCTTGCACAGTTTTTGCAGAGTTTAATAAATCTAATCCTGTGCGGTATTTTAGGTTTTTTTGACCTCGTTTATTTAACTTATCCTTTTTCCGCTGCTTATTTACCACCTTAATTAATGTTTTTGCACAGTGGACATATTTACCTTCAATTTTTTCAAGTTCACGTTTATTTTTTGTGCCCTTCTTTTTCTTTGAGGCGTATTTGCGATTTTTAGGGGCTCGTTTTCTTGCTTCCTCTTTGGAGGATCCATCCGTTATATCAAAAATAATAGGAGTCGACCAAACCATTTCAAATTTTGAGGTTTCTGCTACCACCTTCTTTTTGTAAATAAAAATTCGTACTTTCCTTCTCATCCCCTTTAAATTATTTACCCTCCTCCTTTCCCCGGCCATGTCAGCTTTATTTCTCAGGTCAAAAACTTTTGCTTTTTTCCATTCTATTTTAAAACCTTCGGAACAAACCTCTACGGAATTTTCTTTTAACCAAATTTCTACATTTTTCATCCCAATAATTCCTTCATAATCTTTTTTGCCTCTTTTTTAGACAATTCTCCTGGATCCGCTGCCCCATAATCTTCAATTAATATTGTTTCCGTAAATGGAGAAAGTGCATAAAGCAATTTTTCCGCTTGCTCTTGTGCTGCACCTTCTTCATTGTCAAACATTATAAAAATCTGGTCATATTTTGCCAAACGGGAAATTTGCTCCTCACTAAAATTTATTCCTGTTATAGCAACCGCTCCAGGCCCCATTTTCCAAACATCCACAGGGCCTTCTACAACCACAATGGAGCTCGTGGAAACTTTCCATTCCCCATAAAGCAGTAATTTGTGGCTATACGTTTCCATTTCTTCAGAAGCTGCTTTATATTTTGGTTCTATATTTTTGTTTAATGCACGTGCGGTGAAACTTACTATTGTTTCTCCAATAAAAAATGGAATCACAATCCTGTGCCTATATGGACCAATAACCCCACTGCTCAATAAGCCCCATTCCTGTGTAGTTTTTCTGGGATTCAATCCGCGAGATATTAGATATTTTTTATGTGGGGTTTGAAGAGGTTTGAAATAGGAAGGGAGTTTCATTGGAATTACACGGTTCCGCCGTTTTTTCTTGTGATTTATTGCATAGGCAGATTTACCTTGGTATTTCCTAATTATACGTGAAGCTTCTGAGGAGGGTACTTTTGCGAGGGCGGAAATAACTTTTTTCAAGCTATGTTTTCCACACCTCCAGCAAACATAGGAAACGTATTTATTTCCTATGCTAAATCCCCCATGGTAGCCTGGATGGCCGGTGCAGAAGGGGCACGGAATATTTATCCATCCAGGCCGGGAGTGTTTGTGACGCTGTGGTGCTATAGGAATATGGTAATCCCTACAAAAATTTTCAATTTTCATTCCACGTATTGCATATGTCCTTTATGTCGACTGAATTGTTTGCAAGCCATGCGGAAGAAACATACGCGGTTGAGCCGAGCTTGTAAACCATTTCTTCCTTTATAAGCATTTGTGCCACAATCCATGTCACCCAATTTCCATATTTTTCACCAAAACCAAGTTTCCTCGACATGGTGCTGTTATGGATGAAAGGATATTTGTGAATTGTGTCCAGCACTGCTTCCTTGAGCAGGTTGAGGCCTAAACGGGCCTTTATTTCAGGAAGCATAACTGGATCACTTGCCAAAACTATTACTCCATCTGGAACATAAAATTTGTGGTCTTTCTTTAACTTCCCCTCATCCACAAGTTTCTTCATAACAAACCAACAAAGCCTGTCATTGGTGCCGGTTTCCGTTTCCACATTTAATTCAAAATGCTCTGCCACATACCTGTTGCGGATTTGACCATTGTTTTCAAGTGCATGTTCGTCTGACACGAATTCCACTACCGCGGACTTTATAAGTTCAAAACCATTCTGTGCTTTATCCTTATTTGAAATATACATTATTTATCTCCTTTTTTATCATTTTCCTTTTGCAGGCGGACCTGCATTTTGAAGCACATGTCCGCCCGCCTTTTTACCTGCTGCATTTCTTCCCGTGTGAACCTGCCGCCATCTGGCTTCCTTGCAAGTTTCTGGCCCATTCCAGTCCATAAATTCATGCACTCCTGCCCATAGTGGTTAAGTGCGTTTAGGACTGTTTTGTATTCCTCAGGATCTTTTATTTCCAGGAACATTATTTCCACTCCTTACAAATTTCCTTATATTTGTTTGGAAGGTCGCAGTCCTTGAGGTGTGCGCAATTTTCACACTTTACAAAATCTTCCATTGCCGGCCGGATCCTCCTTGAGATGTCCACAGAGGTTGTTTTCTTCTGGCCCATGCGGATTGCTCCGTTTTTTCCTACCCAATAGACCTTTCCGTCCTTATTCTCCATTTTGATCCATTTGGAACGGCTTGGTTTTGATTCGAAACCAAAAGCTGTGAGATACCGGATGTACTTTTCCTTCAAAGTGAGTCTTGGCATTGTTTGCCTCCTTAACAAAATAAAGTTTCTGCATATTCAACCAGCTCATTACTTTGTGCTGGTGTAAGGAAAACTGGCTGTTCGTATTGGTCCACCACTTCATCCAGATTTGAATATGCTCCTTCACCGTCCAATTGCACTGTAACCTCAACCCGTCCAACATTGTCAAGGCTCCATGTAAAATTTGAGTATGCTGTTTCTGTGTAATCCATTTTCCTTATCTCCTTTTTGTTGTGCTATTTTTGTTATGGAATATAATTGTTTCTGATTAAATTGCAAGCAATTTGCCTGGTTTTTTTATAAATAACCAAAAATAATTTCCTTTGATAATTGGACGAGATTGCATTAATAAAATCTGGTAAATATGCTATACCTTTGGAAATAATCTCGTCCAAATCTCGTATCTGTGATCATGGGCCTTGAGACGGAGTTTACTATTTATGCCAGATAGTATTTCATCAACTCTGTGATCATGGGCCTTGAGATGGAATGCATTAATTGTTTTTGATTAAAATTAAATATCTGATATATAGCAGTTTTTACACCTGGAATAAGGCCTATTCCGACAAACCTCAATAGGCCTCCATGCCATTTCTTTTTTGCACCATTGGTATTTCCTCAGAACAAAATTTTCACAGGCAGGAGTAAATTCTTCCACCTCCTTTTCCTTTTTGCATTTTGGCATTGAGACACAATTAATGCAAAACACCTCATTTTTTGGCATTTTGTTTTTTCTCCTCATCGGTTTTTTCTTCCTGCGTAACTTCCTTTTCTTCTTTTTTCTTCTCAACATTGGATAACATTCCTCCTATAAATTCTTCAAACACGCTGCCACTTTCAAGCTCCTCGCCATCCAGTACAGCTTCCAAAACTTCCATTTTATTTTCCAAAATTTCTTGTATCCTTGTTTCCACCGAACCCTTGGCCACGAGGTAATATGCAACCACACTCTCCTCTTGCCCAATCCTATGCACCCTATCCTCCGCCTGCAAGTGGACGGCCGGCACCCATGCCAGCTGCACCGTGACGGTGATGTAGGAGGCAGTTAATGTCAAGCCCTCGCTGGCTGCGGCAACTTGTCCAACAAACATTTTTACAGTCTTGTCATTTTGGAACTTTTCCACAGCTTTTTTTCTGTCCACCTCTTTCACAGAACCGTCAATTTTAACCACGCCTATTTTCTTTTCAAAATGTTCGCAAATCTCATTTATGGCTGCTGTTCTCTCCGCAAATACCACCACCTTATTTCCTGTTTCAATTATATTATCCAGAAAATCAAAAACATATTTTCTTTTCCCCTTCCAGCACATGTCCTTAAGGTGAGAAATTTGGACTAAATGTTGCGCATTTCTTGCATTTTCCACAGCCTCTTTTCCATATTCAGTTTTTAGCCAGGAAATAAAATTGCGCTCTACTTTTTCATATTCATTCCTGTTATCCAGAGGCAAAGGAACTGCAACTCTCCTTTTTGCAGGAAGCTGTTTAAGTACATCTTTTTTCCGCCTCCGAATCATAATATGGGAAATGTCTCTATGGAGACCCTTTGGATTTACGCATCCATTATAATCAGAAATTTGCCTCCCTCCACCAATCCAAATTTTCCTCATTCCACAATATTTGTTTCCAAAATTATAATAACTATTAAAATCATTTGGAGCGAGTGTGTGGAGGATATTATAAAATTCAATTGGACGGCTGGTAATTGGTGTGCCAGAAAGTGCAATTATGTGGTCCACAGTTTTCTTTAGACCTTTTACTCCTGGCACTTTTCCTTTTTTCTGCCTACCATAAATTGCTACGGATCTCTGCGCTTTATTGTTTTTCACATAATGGCATTCATCCAAAATAAGGATCTTAATTTCTCTCCTGTACAACTCATCCAACCAGTAAAATAATGTGGAATATCCTATTATTAAAATGTCTCCTGTTGTCTGAGAAATAGTGCGGCCATTAAGAACTTCTATTTTCTCATAGCAGGAGGGAGAAAGGAACTTTTTTATTTCCGCCTCCCAATTGAGCTTTAAGCTCGTGGGGCAAACAATCAGAACCGGCCGATCCTTTTTGGCTGCGACGAAACCTAGGGCTTGGACAGTTTTTCCCAATCCTGGTTCGTCTGCAATTAGTACACCTTTTAAACCAGGTCTTCTTGCAAGCGCAAATTTAACCCCTTCTTCCTGGAAATCCATTAATGGTAAGAGGAGGTTTTCCTTTGCATGTTTAAATTCTTCAGGATTGCATTTAGGAGGTTCTAACATCTCCTGGAGACTTTTGGATAGGCGGAATTTATGTTTTTTCAAAGCCCTTATAGCATTTATTGAAATGGGTGCATACCAAAACCTTCCATGCACATTCCATTTTCTACTTGGGACAGTGGATTTTACAATTTCAACCATTTCCTCAGAATAAGGAAATTTTATGATAATATAATCGTTACGTTTATAGGCTTTTCGTTTTTTCATGGTTTTCACCTCGATAATGCGTTTATAATAATGTTAAAATGATTTGTAAAGAAAAAGTTTTTTTGGCTTTTTATAAAAAATCTGGCATAAATATTTGCAATTTAATCAGAAACAATTATATTAATCACCATAGTAAAAACAGCACAACAAAAACACACAACAAAAAGGAGATATAAAATGGAAGACGTAAAAAACAAGACAGACGCAGGATTGGGATTTCTTCAGTATGCCGTTGTCAAGTATTTATTGGATCATGGTCGGTCCAGAAATTCTGAGGTTGCCCAGGCACTTGATCTGGTTGTGGAAACGGATTCTGGCAACAATCCCAGGTTGAGCTGGTATGTACTGTATTCACTTGTTGAGATGGGCTATGTATTGCGAGACGGCGCATATTACTACCTGAATCCGGAGAAGCATTATCCATCACTTGGGCATCTTGAGGAGGCATATTTCCCCGCAGCCCTTAAAGGATACAATCTCCTTGAAGAAGCCGTTGTAGATGTGGTGGTTGATAATCCAGGCCTTCATAACCACGAAGTTGCCAAGATGCTTGGATTGACGGGTAAATATGCAAACTGGGTCACATGGCTTCTATTGTACAACCTCCAGAAGTTGGATCTGGTTTTAAAACAGGATAACAAGACCTATGTGGGCGTCTAATTTAACCAGGGCCGGCTCCGGTCGGCCCATTTAAAAAGGAGAAAATAAAATGGAATTTTTAGGTTTTTTTATAATAGTAGGATTTATGGTTTTTGGATATAAGATGGCCAATAGCAGTACCAAAAGAAATGATAAGATAAGACGTCAAAAATCTTATGTGGTGCAGGAACCACTCAAACCAAAATATAATTATGATAATGATTTGGTTCAGAATCATTTTAATCTTGCAGCTGATGTGGCATTCCTTTACAGGAATAGAAAAGATCCAAGTTCAAGGATAGTTTTCTACAGAAAGGCTTGGACTCATTTCACTTTATTTGAAACAACAAATCTTGTAGAGGAATTGAGAACTTTTACCAATAATCCTGTTGTAGAAACACCTTCTTGGGAAGAGTTACTTGGCCCTGGTGGTAATGTAGAACTTGCCAGGCAGATGGATAGAGAGCAAGCAGAAAGCCGTGCAAAATATGCTAAAAACACAGGTTCTGATAAGTTACCTCGTGTACCCATGTTTGTTCAGTTGGCCATGGTTCTTACAGAAGATGGTGATTATGATTCAGCAGTGCATGTTTGTGAAAAAGCCCTTGCATGGGGATTTGATGATGGCACCAAAACTGGATTTGCCGGCAGGATAGACAGGATAAGAAAAAAGGCTGAAAAGGCTAATAAATAATCAAAAAGGAGATATAAAATGTATAAATTTTGGGTGGAATTTTTTGACTTGCGATATGGTGATCGGAGACACGGTGATATTTATATTGTCCAGGCACAAAATTCTCAGGCAGCACGGAAGGCAATTATTTCGTATTTGGATAATTTGATTCTCCTACTTCATTGGGAGGAATATACTTTGGAGGAGGTTGCAGCATGAGGAAAAATTTCCGAGAAGTCATACAGGCAGCCAAACGAAATGGTTTTCATGTGTATGGAATGGAAACAACAGGAAATAACCATATGAGGATAAAATTGTGTGCAGGTGATATAATAGTTGCTTGCACACCACGTAACATGGATTATTCTGTGATGCGTGCAGTTCGGGATATGAAAAACCTTGCAAGGAGGTGATGAATATATTATAAGAAATTTAATTTGGCAAAGGACCTATTGGTATTAACATTTAACTTTCGAAGGAGTAACAAATGGATATAAAAAATTATCCAGACATTATGAAGGAAGCCGTTTCGAAGGTGGCTGGGTATGCAAGGTTTAAGGATCTTGCAGGCACCTTGCCCTGCCTCACTGAGGAAATCGACGGCGAAGAAGTAACGGCAGTTGATGCACGCACATTGCATGAGCAGCTTGGTGTAAAAGGTGATTTTTCTGCATGGCTTAAACACCAGATTGAAAGGCATGAGTTCACTAAAGGTGTTGAAATCATTGGATATAATATTCATGAAAATTCAGGAATATCCAAAACAGCTGGTCAACCTCGCAAGGATTACCTCATTGAAATCACGGCTGCAAAGCACATTGCGCTTGCCACAATGACCGAAAAAGGCAAGGATGTTCGTGCTTATTTCATTGCAATTGAAAAGGCCGCAAAAAAGGTTGTTATGCGCCTCATTGGAGAAATTATAAATTTGAGGCAGGAGAATGCAGAGCTGAAGGATTTGCTTATTGGTCAGAGTAGGCGTGTGGATGAGCTTATTGTTCTGAATAATGAGCTGGCGACGATTCTTCGTGATGTCACGCCTGTCCTCAAAGCCATTGCTGAAAAAGAACTTGCCGCCACATCAAAAAAGAGGCCGGTTGCGGAAGGTTATCTCCTGGCAAGCGAAATTGCCAAAAACTGTGACCCGGTTACGAACGCAAATACTGTGAACCAGGCACTTAATTGGCTTGGCTTTATGCGGCCCTCGAAGAAAAAGTACATTGGTTGGGAATGCACTTCAAAGGGTTTGGAATATTGCCAGGATAGTCCTGCATCTCCTGGAACTGGAGTATATGTCTGGAATGACGAAGCAGTGGACAAGATCCACACTGCATTAGCAGACATGAATTTCAGGAAGTGGCTCCTGCGCAAGAAGAGGCGCAAAGCTCAGGCCAAAGCCCGTGCTGCTGCCAAAAAAATGCGCCGTGCCAGAAAGTCACGTCCTGATTATATTAAGCCTGTCAATCCCAAGGAAAATAAGGACAGTTAAATAAACCAAAAACAGGGCCGGCTCCGGTCGGCCCATTTAAAAAGGAGACACGAAAAATGAAAGAAACATGCCCAATTTGTGGAAATGAAAATAAAGCAGTTGGCAGGCCGTGTGCAAAGTGCGTACGGATCAAACAAGTGGATAAAATGTCCAAAAGGAAATTGTTAGAACTTCATGGAATAACTTTGCCACCCCGCCTATTTGCAAACATGGCCCAGAATTTCGATTATTGGCAGGATAAAATTGATAAATATTTGAAGGATGTATCAAATGAAAGTGCGTATATTTCTGGTCCTGTTGGTTGTGGCAAAACTACTATGGCTCTCACAATGCTTGTTCTTTCCGCCAGAAAAAGATACGTGGAAAAAGCTTCAACCATAATGTACGTTAATGTGCCAAAACTTATCCAGGACATTAAAAACTCGTTTGACAGTGGTACCACAGAGCATATCATCTACCCACTTCAGCAGTCAAATTGGATTGTCATGGACGATTTAGGTGCGGAATACCCAACGCCATGGACTCGCATGATTTTTTACTTGATAATTAATGAGAGATACGAATGGGGAAGGACAACGGTTGTAACCTCTAACCTATCCTTAAAGCAACTAAAAACTGCCTATTCTGATGATCCACGTATTCCATCCAGGTTATCAGAAATGTGTACTGTAATTCAAATACCTGGTAAAGACAGGAGGGTAACTAAATAAATCTCTACCATCATCTCATGTATCTCATACCTAGGACGTTCGGAGTGAGTGAGTTAAGCTGTTGATTGCTGATGAGATGATGATACTGAATCTGATACCGAGTATTATATCTGATTATCAGATTATTTACCAATCAGCAATTGAACAATGACACAATTAAATAGACTTCAATGAATAAGAAAACCAGATTAAATAATTATGTCTTTACTTATCTCACCCATATTCCGTTTTGCAACCAGAGTAGGCGAGGTATGAATTAGATACTCCAAATGGAACGTTTCAGCAGGCCTCAGTCTATTAGAGGCGCATATAAATTGGCGTTCCCTGATATGCCAGCAGGTTGAGGATTTATGGGCGGTTTTCTCCGTATGAAGCCATTTAAAGGTCTTCTTATTCTCACAGGGGGAAAATATATTCCCCAGCCTCTTTGCCACTTTTTACAAAGTGCGGTTGTCCTAAGCCCGGACCGAGACTCCTGCTGTTCCAATATTACAAGGCTTGGATTATACGCATTGCCACAAAAAAAGTAAAGCAAAATCTTTACAATTGGTGAAACATGCATTATATATTATATCATATTTGGATGCCCCATATGGTTCATCCAATATTACAAAGGCCCCAGTTGGCGATGCCGAACCATAAATGCCAACAAGCGGACAGGGTTTTTTTATTGCTGTTTTGCTATCCTAACAGTCGTGACACCGAAAAAGTCAAAACAGACTCGGTTGAGGGGTTCTTTTGTAAGCATATGGTTTCACCCAATGTAGTTTTTGGTTGGCAGGTATTTTTTGTCCCTATATGCCATACCTGCCAACCCCTTTTTTATGCTTTTTCATAGTACCACTCTATATCTCCTTCATTGTGTGTGGGCCCTGGGTTTTCTTATCCTTTTTTCCTAGGGCCTTTTTACTTTACAAATTATTTGCCCTGCATTATATAAACGCCTATGAAACGACGGAAAGTTGACACGTTAAAGGAACAGCGCATCCTTACGGGGATGATCATGAGCGATGAGGTTATTGCCGGAATATTCCCCATGTTTAATGCGGATTATTTTGAGATTCCTTATGCCAAATTAATTGCTGAATGGTGTGTTGATTATTACAGAAAATATGACAGGGCTCCAGGTGAAGATATTGAAGGCATATTTTTGTCTCGCCAGGACTCTCTTGAGGATGGATTAAAGCACAATATTGCTTCCTTTATTTCTGCCCTATCCACGAGATATGAAGACGAAATAATCCAGGTTAATCCAGACACTATTTTGTCTGAGGCGGAAGAGATTTTTCGTGTCCGTTCGTTGGCACTATTTGAAGAGGAATTAGAGGAGGCACGTCGCAGAAAAGATTTCAAACAAGTTAACTTATTATTGGAGGAATTTTCTCTCCCCTCGGCAGATTCCGCCCCTCCAATTCCCCTCCATATAAATGAGGATAAAATTAGGGCTGCATTTGAGGAGGTTGACAAACCACTTTTCAAATATCCTGGCAAATTAGGGGAATTAATGAATCCTCATTTTGTCAGGTCTTCTTTCCTTTCCTTACTCGCCCCAGAAAAACGTGGAAAAACTTGGTTTTTAATAGACCTGGCACATAAAGCACTTATTCAAAGGAATAATGTTGCTTTTTTTGAGGCTGGTGACATGTCTGAAAAACAAATAACTGCCAGGTTTTGTGTCCATGCTTCTGGTAAAAATTTTAAGAAAAGGTATTGTGGAGAACAATTGGAATTGGTGCCAGATTGTTTGTATAACCAGGATGGAAGCTGCACATTAATTGAGCCTGACGAAATTGAATGGCAAGGCACGAAAAAGGAAATGTTTGAAATGTATAAGGATCACGTGCCTTGTAACGAATGTTTATTTACGGGAAAACAAGAACGGTATGTGCCTATTCCCTGGTACCGAGAATGTAAAAGGAAACGGTTGAGGGATGAGGAAGCTGTGCATGTTATGAAAAGGCTCCAAAGGCGGGCGGGAAGAAAATTAATGCTTTCTTCCCACCAAGCCGATTCTTTGGACGTGCAAGGAATCCGCCAACAATTAAATATTTGGAAACGTGAAATAGGATTTGTACCAGATGTCTTAATTATTGATTATATTGACATTATGGCGCCAGAACCAGGTTTTGAGACACAATTTCGTCACAAAATAAATCAAACTTGGAAACGCATTAGGGCCTTGAGCCAGGAGCTTGACTGCTGCATTATAACTGCCACCCAGGCGGACATTGCAGGAGCGGAAAATAGGAGCCTTGGTTTGTCCAACTTTTCTGAGGATAAACGTAAAAGGTCACACATCACGGCTGAATTTGGATTAAACCAAACCTTGGAAGAAAAACAGCGTGGAATGATGAGGGTGAATGAAATCCTTGTTAGGGAGGAGGCTTCGAGCTTTTATGAGGCCCGTATTTTTTGCGATCTTGGCATTGGGCGGCCGGTAATTCAGAAATTTAAGAAAATGTTATAGATTTGCTTTACAACCAGGTAAATGCATATTACATATTATATCATCTAAATTTATTCGAAGGAGAATTATAATATGGTAAAAATGGATGAGCAATATTTGGCTGAACGGCTGTTGGATAAGGATAGCGTTATTCCTTATGAAGAAGCAGTTGATTTTGCCAAAGTGTTGGAGCACACGGAGGATGATGTTCGTTATTTTAAAGGTGTGCTTTGGAATAGGTGTGAACGTGGCACCCGTGACGATTTAATTCGTAGATATGGTTGGAATAGGCAGACTATAAAAGAATATTCACAATATGCACGTGAGGTTGAATATGGTACATTAGGATATAATGCTTGGCGTTTTTTATTTAGTTATAAGGGCATTTCAAAAGAAGATCGTTTAGATTATATTTCATTTGCAGTTAAAAATAATGCCTCATTGGAAGATTTACGTGAAGTGGTTTTTTCTGATTTGGAGAAAAAGAGGAAGGAAAAAGAACGAAAGACTGAGGCTAAAAAGAAAAAACGTCGTAAAAACAAGGAAAACAAGGAAAAAGTAGAGCCAGATATTGAGGATGATTGGGAGGATGAGGATGATTGGGAGGATGAGGATTACGGATTTGGAAGTGATTTTGTAGAGTCCTCAAAAAGTGAAAAGAAGGCAATACTTGCATTTGGTATTTTTGGAATTAAGGTAAATAGTGTTATCCAGTTGCGCACTTTAGAAATTTCTGATGAATTTTTAAAAACCATGCACCGTGGACTTGCGAAGAAATATCATCCAGACAAGGGTGGAAACGCTGCTATGATGCAGAAAATTAATGCAGCCAAAAAAATCCTTGAGGATTATGTGGATAAGGAATATAAGTTGGAGAGATATATAAATGGTTGTAATTTATAACTGTCCGTAATTATTGGAAAAGGCAGATAACTTATTGAAATTATTATATAATATTTTGTATGCGATCGCATACAAAAATTTTATTAATGAAATCACATAGTTATACAAAAAATACAGTAATTACACATAGTTATAAATAATTAAATAATATTAACCATTTAACTAAAAAGGAGAACTTTATGGCAAAAAACATGGACCAAATTGACCTCATTTTAGAGTTTAAGGAGAAATTTATCCAAGCATTTCCAGTTAAGAAAAACATGGATGAATATAATGAATGGATTAAGCAGGAAGGAGATGCGCTTATTGAGAAATTCGTTGAGGCAAATAAGTTATATAAGAAAAATATTAAGATGGTATTGGAACTTGAAGATGATGGTTTGAAGAAGACAGAAGATTATGAAGTAATTAAAAAAATGAGGGACAAGCATAAGAAGACCTTATATGCTCAATTTAGAAAACACAAAGAATTAGAAATAAATAAAATTCCTTGTGAAAAATTGGATGAATTTCTTATGAAGGAAGGATATTGGAATCCTAATAAGAGCACAATTGATAATAGAGGAATGATTTTTACAGCTTCTGATGATTTACTTAATTATTCTTCTATGGCGTACAAGATTGCAAGAGATGAATTTTGGAAGGAAATGTTGGAAAAATATGGAGTGGCACCTTTTGTTCTTTGGAGGGAAGGGAGCTCAGATTATTTCCGCATAATGCCAGTTAATTTCTATATTAGGTATAGAGAAAAGGTGTACGATGCTAATATTGATAATAACAGGAGAATTTTAAGAAGAAAAAGAATAAATAATGCCAGAGAAGTGTGTAATGCAATTGGCCAGATTGAGGAATTAAAAAGTCTTGACAATTTGGATTAGGCGCATTATATTTCATCCCATAATAAAATTTTTTAAAGGAGATGTGTTGTGTCTGATGACACTGGATATCTTAAATTGGCAGAAGCCATAATTAAAGGAGGACATAAAATGTCTATTGAAATGGAAAAGCTGGAAAGCCTTGCGGAAGCTCTGAACGAACTTTTTGACTACGAGGAGGGTGATGACGAGTACATTGAAGGCGATGACGCCGATGAGCTTGTTGACGCCATTCTGGATGTTTGCGAGGATATAAGCGCAGACGACAAGGACGAATTTTCTGAGGATGATTGGGAGACTCTCAACCTTATTATAAAGGAAGAGGTTGAAGAGGAAGATTTCCCGGAATGGTACGAGGATCCTGAAAAGAAATCCAAAAAGTCCAAAAAGAAATCCAAAAAGTCTAAAAAGTCCAAATCCAAGGACGAGGAAGCGGACAAGAAGGATGAGGATGAGAAGCCCAAGAAAGGCAAGAAAGGTAAGAAGGACAAGAAGGACAAGAAGGACGAGGATGAGAAGCCCAAGAAGCGCGGCCGGAAAAGAAGTGACAAGATTGCTATTGTGACTAAAAAAGTTACCCGCCCCGTGGCACTTGGAAAGGCTATTGCAGAGGCCGATGACCTTGACAATCTCAAAGCTCTCGTGGAAGAGGCTGACGACCTTTATGTCGACCAGGGTGGGAAGTCCAGTTATGTGGACATGAAATTCATAACCCAAATGTTCTTCCAGATTCTTACTACTATTGAAAGGGAGAATCCGGAGGCAATGGACAACATTGCGGCCGTGGTTTCCAAGGCAGTTGAGGACGCGGAATAGTGTTCAAAATAACCAAACATTTTATGTTTGAAGCGGCACATGTGCTGGACTCCTCTTACTCGGAGGAGTGCCAGCGCATCCATGGCCATAGTTATAAGGTTGAGGTTACAGTAGTTTCCGCCTTCCTTAATGCGGATGGAATGGTCGTTGATTTTAAACTATTGTCTGAATATGCAAATGCTGTTTTTGGAAATTGGGACCATTCCTTAATTATTTCCCAAAATAAGCAGGATGAATGGGAGGAAGATGGTATTTTTATTCCATTACTTTCTCATTCTGAATTAATTATTCTGCCTTTTAATCCCACAGCGGAAAATATGGCGAAATATATTTTTGAAGAATTGCAGGAGTATTTTCCCACTGACGTGCGGGTTTCTAAGGTTTGTGTTTGGGAGACAGCGAAAGCCAAGGCTTGTTATTCATGAAAATGAAAGTTTACAGTATATTTGATTCCGTGAATGGAGAAATTGGATTAATGCCACAAGGCCATCCTACAACATTTCTTCGTCTTCACGGATGTAATTTGAGGTGCACATATTGTGACACCAAGGATGCAGTAATAGGCAATTTTTATAAGGAGATGGATGTTGATGAGGTATATGCAAAAATAAAACGATCCAGATTCAACCATATTCTTATTACAGGTGGTGAGCCCTTATTACAGCATGAAGAATTGAATACATTGGTTGCGAAACTTCGTGCTGGTACGGGAAGAACTATTACCGTGGAGACGAATGGGACCATCCAGAAGCCTCTCATGGTCGATTGCTATGTAATTGACATAAAAACACAGGATCAACTTAAAACCAAAACTTTTAGGGAAATGGAATGGCCACGATTCCACGTCCAGAAAATGCCATGGGCGCAATTTGTTTATAAAGGAGTGGTTACTTGCAAGGAGGATATTGACAGGGCGATTGATGAAATTGTGGAAATGAAGCATAAGTATAGAGAATTTTCATACATTCTGGATCCAATATATGCCCTTTCCCCTGTCATTCCTACTGTAACGAACAGTGTTTCCCATGGTTTGTGTAATGAAATTTTTGAGGCTATTTGCATGTCTGGTTATACGGATATTTGCATGAATCTCCAGATTCATAAATATTTATTTCCTCTTGGAGAAAAAGGAGACACACATGAGCAATAAAACTTTGGTATTGGCACTGTCGGGGGGTTTGGATTCTACCACCTTATGTGCCACTTTACTTTCTGCCAGGTACGACGTTCGTCCTATCATTTTTGAATATAATTCCAAGCATAATCCATATGAAGTGCGGGCGGCTTTGGATATTTGTAAACATTATGATTTGTCACCTCGGATAATAAATACCCGTGAGATTTTTATGCACTTTGAATCTGACTTGTTGGAAACAGGAGGAGAAATTCCTGAGGGACATTATAATGACGAAAACATGAAAAGGACTGTGGTGCCCGGTAGAAATATGATTTTTGCTTCCATCCTTACAGGATACGCCCTCTCAGTCAATGCCGGCCGCGTGGCCCTTGGCGTACACCAAGGAGACCACCATATTTATCCAGATTGCCGTCCTCCTTTTATAGAATCCTTGGGAGAAACCATATATCGCATTTCTGAAGGACGGTGCGGATTAATGACGCCGTTTTTGGAAATGGCAAAGGATCAAATTGTTGGTCTTGGAAATGACTTAGACGTCCCTTTCAAATTGACAAGAACTTGTTACAAGGATCAGCTTATTCCTTGTGGCAAGTGTGGATCCTGTGTGGAGCGTTTGGAAGCGTTTGAAATGTGCTACCTTGAGGATCCTGTGACATATGAAGGAGAGGTATAATGACGAAACAGGATTTGGTTTCTTATATAATTGAGGAGATAGGAGACGATCCAAACCGTCCTGGATTAAAGGAGACGCCGGCTCGTGTGGTGCGTTCGTGGGAAGAGCTTTTTTCTGGCTATAAACAACGGCCGGAGGAGGTTATGAAATTCTTTGATGAGGATAAGGATAAAATTGGACAAATTGTTCTCCTCAAAGACATTGAATTTTATAGCACTTGCGAACACCACCTCCTGCCTTTTTATGGCAAGGCACACATTGCTTATATTCCGGCCGGCAAGGTGCTTGGAATTTCAAAACTTGCACGCCTTTTGAATGTATATGCACGTCGCCTCCAAATTCAAGAAAGAATTGGAGAGCAGGTGACAGATGCGCTTATGGAGCATTTACAGCCCCTTGGTGCCATTTGTGTTATTGAGGCGGTGCATTTGTGCATGAGAGCCAGGGGAGTGCAGCAACAAGGAAGCCTAATGGTAACTTCGTCCGTAAAAGGCGTTTTTGCTGAAGATGCCTCCGCCAAGGCTGAAGTTATGGCGCTTATTGGAAAATGAACCTCTCCTCCATTGCCATACAGTGCGTGAAAAAACATTATGACACGGTTTTCAGGATGACAGCCGTTCCGGTAGAAATTAAATTCTACCATTTGACATGGAAATACGAGCCGGCACATGTACAAATTTCACCTCTACTTTACAGGGCCTATCCCTGCCGAGGTTGTGGAAGGTGTTGTGGGCCGGCGAAAGCAATTATTTGGGACGCACCGCTTTTTAATGAAACCCCAGATTGCTCGAAACATCCGATAACAATAAATGGAGTAAAGCATTATATTTTCGTGAGCAAAGTAGGTGGACCTTGCATTTACCTCACACCTGACAACCATTGTTCAATTTATCCTGATCGTCCTTTACTTTCCCGCATGCCACACATTTTTGTGGACATGCATAAAGAAACCACAGTTTCTTTAACCTCAAGGCAATATGGTCGGAATTGGGCCTTGCATTGTGAGGCGGAAGAAACTATATTGGACTGTGGATATTACAGGAATGTTTTTAAGCCAACTTTGAAATACCTTGGTGACGTTATTTCCATATATGGAGTGGAATCACAGTTTCCACGAATATGGGATGGCGTATTGCGTCACATGGAAGAAGGACTGTTAATACATTATTAAGGAGACATAATATGGAAGACCTTTCAAGATTGACAAAATTAGGTTCAAATGTTACTGCTTACAAGTACGACGAACCAAAAAAGGAAATGTTGGAGATTTTTGAGAATAAGAAACAGGAACGACCGTATCTTATAGAGCTTGTTTGTCCAGAATTCACCAGTCTATGCCCTAAAACCGGCCAGCCTGACTTTGCCACTATCACCATAAAATATTCACCAAAAAAGCATTGCATTGAAACCAAATCCTTAAAGCTGTACCTATTTTCTTATAGGAACAGTGGGGCGTTTATGGAATCCATTACGAACAAGATTTTGGACGATTTGGTTGATGTTTGCAAACCTCGGAGTATGGAGGTGGTGGGTGATTTTAATGCACGTGGTGGCATTACTTTGAAAGTTCGTGCAACTTACCATGATCCTTCTATGTTTGCTTCAGAAGACAGAACGAAATGAAAGTCTTTATGGCAGGAGGGCAGGGGATTGAGAAGCCTGATTTAGACTTGCTTGGCGAGTTTATGGAAAACAGGCTCCTGTCCTACCATTATTTCACTAAAAGCCAGGCAGATTTTTATTTTTCCAATAAGCACATTTTTAAGAACATCCTTATGGATTCTGGTGCTTTTTCTGCTTGGAGCAAGGGGATGGAAATTGACGTTGACGAATATGTTACTTTTTGCCAAGAGCATGAAGAAAACTTGGAACACATTGTCAACCTCGATGTCATCCCCGCTTCTCCTGGTCAGAAGCATATTACCAAAAAAATGGCAAATACTGCTGCCAGGAAGGGTTTTAGAAATTTTAAGAAAATGAGGAAGGCCTTGCCACCTGATAAAGTGGTGCATGTTTTTCACCAAAATGACGACTGGAAATGGTTGAAGAAAATGATGCACTTGTCAGACTATATAGGCCTTTCCCCTGCCAATGACCGGACGACACCAGAGAAAATAAAATGGCTTGACGACTGTATGGAATACGTGACGGATGAGAAAGGTAAGCCATTAATAAAATTCCATGGATTTGCAGTCACAAGTCTCAAACTTATGGGAAGATACCCCTGGTATAGTGTGGATTCCGCCACTTGGACGATTCTCTCGGGATTTGGTAAAATTATGATGCCAACATGGAGAAATGGGAAATGGGACTATTCCGATGATTTTTGTGTTTGCATTTCTCCCAAAACCTGGTCTCCGGACCATTACCAGAACCTAACTAAAATACGCCAAAAGATGTTTGAGCAGTATATTGAGGAGCTTGGAATTAAGTGGGGCAAATCCAGGTTTGAGCAAATGCCAGAGGATTATTCCTTGGTAAAACATCCAGACTTAATAAAAGTTTCTCCTTTCCTTATACAGCCCCTTGGATTAGGTGAGCCGGATAAAGGAATGAAATGGGTAGAAGTGGTGGAGGAGAGAGGTATTACTAATTGGGGAGCTTATAAGCGTTTTCTAAATGCAAGGTTTTATACGGAATTCGCTCGCCGCCATTCCTCCAAGAGATTCAATCCGCACAATAAAACTTTGAAAGGTATGTTATTATGATGAAAAGAAATAAATTGCTTAAAAAGCTGGAAGCAATCCGACCAGCCGTTTCCACCAAGGAGGAGGTGAGCCAAGTTAATTGTTTCGTCTTTTCTGATGGATACGCATACTCCTACGATGACAGGATAACAATGCGGACAGTTTTGGATATTGGATTTGAAGGCGCCGTGCTTGCAAAACCACTCCTTTCCGTCCTTGCGAAAGCCCCTTCTCCAGACATTGAAATTAAGCAAAAGAAAAATGAGCTTGTGGTCCGTTCCGGAGGATACAAAGCAGGCATAAAATGCTTTAAGGAAATTGAGCTTCCCATTGATGACATAGACACTCCAGAAAAATGGATTAAACTTCCAAAAGGTTTTATGGATGCGGTTGCGAAGGTGCTGCCTTCGGTGGGCACAGATTTCTCCAAACCAGTCCTATGCAATGTGTATATAAGTGATGAAGGCTATATCGCGGCTTCAGATAATTACAGGGTTTCTTATGTCAAAATGGATGGCTTACCTTATGAGATTTTAATTCCGTCCGCCTCCTGTAAAGCACTGCTTGATTTGAAATATATTAAGTATATTGGAATGGAGAAAGGCAGTGCATGGGTGCATTTTTGGAGTGGCAAGAAGCGTGATCCTATTTTTTCCTGTAGGCGTTTCATTGACAATTTTCCAGACATAAGTTTCGTTTATGAGCGTGAGCAAACAGCGGACTCCTTTGTCCTGCCAGACATTTCCAAGGCGCTGGATAGGGCAGGGATATTTATTGGAAAAGATATTGACGCTTCCAACACTATTAGGGTGGCGGTTTCCAAAGACCACATAATTATTAATGGTCGAGGAGAGGAAGGATGGTTTAAGGAACGCATTGAAATTGATGAAGCATTGCCATCTTTCAAATTCTATTGCCACCCTCTCCTTTTGAAGGACCTTATAAAAGGAAGGTACGAAGTCGACCTGGATGAACGTGGCATACTTTATGCTTATGACGAAAACTTTATCCATGCCGTAACTTTGTCAAAATGAAAGGATTTTTTAATCTTAAAGAAAGTAAGAGCACTGCTAAAGGCAAGCCTCTTTCTTGTTTTTCTTGTGGTTTGGCGAGGAATTGCTCTCACCCAAAAATGGAAATGGCAGGTCGACGAAAGCTCCCCGTGTTGCATATTGGTGAGGCGCCAGGTCGGCATGAGGATATTAAGGGTGAGCAGTTTATTGGTGCCGCAGGAAAACTTTATGACGAATGTTTTGAAGACATGACGGGTCAGAGTATCCATGACGGATACAAGACGAATTCTTGCCGTTGCCGGCCCATCCATAATGCCACACCAACTGCTTTTCAGGTGGAATGTTGCAGGAAGAAATTATTTAAGGACATAAAAGAATTTTCAGAAAACATAAACGGCCCCGGAGTCATATTTTTGGTTGGAGGGATTGCGGTTGAGGCGGTGTTGGGCAACTACTTGACCGAGGGGCCGTTTTCTATTTCCAGGTGGAGGGGATTCCATATTCCATTCCACGAATATAACTGCTGGCTTGTTCCGATTTTTCATCCTTCGCACGTGTCCAGGAAAAGCACACAACCACAATTTAGGATGAGATTTGAAAAGGACATTAAAGCTGGCTTTAATTTGATTGGGAAAGAGTTACCGCCACCTATCTTGGAGACGCAAATAAGGAAGCTGTATGACGACAAGAAAATCTCTAAGGTGCTTAGACGAATCCTCAAAATTAAACCTCCTTATTTAGCCTTCGACTATGAAACCACAGGCCTAAAACCAGACAGAGAAGGACACGAGATATATTGTGTCTCTATTTGCTATTCGCCAGAATTTGCATACTCCTTTTCCATTAAGGATATTTCTAAGGAAAACCTAAAGCTGTTCCTTGACATCCTCCGTGACCCGGCTATTGGGAAGGTGGCACAAAATGCGAAATTCGAAGATAGGTGGACGAGATCGCTGTTGCACACAAGAATCCATTGTTGGGCCTTCGACACCATGCTCGCCGCGCACATCTTGGATAACCGTCCATATACCACAGGCCTAAAATTTAATGCGACAGCACGGCTTGGAGTATGGGAATATGACAAATCTATAAAGGAATTTTTGGAAGGGCGTGGGGATAGGGGAGCAAATAATTTTAACAGGATTGCGGATGCTCCTTTTGATGAATTGTTGCAGTATTGTGGAATGGATGCTTTAATAGAGTATAGGCTTGCAATTGACATGATGAAGGAGATAGGTTTTGGTTAAACTTGTTCCAAAAACAAAGGATGCCTATATGCTGCTCCACGAAGGAATGCTTGCTTTCGCGGAAGTGGAATCCAATGGTCTTCCTATAGATATTGAATACTGTAAACGGGCTCAGAAGAGGCTGGATAAAAAAATTTCGCTTATTGAGAAGCGGATTAGAAAATCCAAAGAATTTAAGAAGTGGAAAAGACACAATAGGTTGAAGGAATTTAGTGTAAATTCTGGAGATGTTATTGCGGACTTATTATTCAAATATGGAGGACACAAATCTCAGAAGGAGACAGATTCTGGCAAACCTTCCACGGATGAGGAGGCGCTTGCTTCACTCGATTGTGAGGTTGCAAAGGATATCCTAAAGGCGAGAAAATTACTAAAGGCAAAAAATACTTATATTGGAAATTTTTTAAAGGAATCTGTTTCAGGCATCATGCGTCCTATGTTTAATTTGCATGTTGCACAAACCTACCGCTCAAGCTCTGAGGCGCCAAACTTTCAAAATATTCCTGTACGAGATCCAGAAATTAAAAAACTTTGCCGTATGGCATTTGTCCCAGAACCAGGATACATGATTGGAGAAATTGATTATTCCGGGGCAGAGGTTAAAGGAGCATATTGTTATCACCAGGATCCAAATATGTTCAAATACCTCACCGACCCATCCAAGGACATGCACCGTGACACTGCGATGGATTGTTATTTGCTCGAAATGGCGCAAATGACGAAGGATATTCGTTATTGTGGGAAGAATAAATTTGTTTTTCCGGAATTCTATGGGGACTATTATAAAAATTGTGCAGAAAATTTATGGTCCAGTATCGACCAAATGGATTTGAAGACTGCAGATGGCGTGCCACTTCGTGAGCACTTGCATTCTCGTGGAATACAATCCTATCTCAAATTTGAAAAGCGGATACAGAAAGTTGAGGATATTTTTTGGAATAAGAGATTTAGAGTTTACGGCAAATGGAAGGAAAAGCAGTGGAAAGATTATCTGAAGAAGGGAGAAATTTACCTCTACTCCGGATTTACTTGTTCTGGTGTTATGTCTCGCAAGGAGGTGACAAATTATCCCGTACAAGGATTCGCCTTCCATTGGTTGTTATGGAGCTTCATCCAAATACATAAAATTTTCAAAAAACGCGGCTTTAAGACGAGAATTTTGGGGCAAATCCATGACTCTCTCGTCCTTATGATTTGGCCTCCAGAAATAAATAAAGTCCTGCGTATTGTGAAAACTGTTATGACGAAAAGGGTGGTGCAACATTGGCCCGTTATAACCATTCCATTGGGAATTGAGGTTGAGCTCGCTCCAGTTGACATGCCTTGGTATTATAAGAAGGAGGTGGCATATTATCCAAGCTGCACATGTGGAAATGAATGGTTATATATGAAGGATGTGAAGGATGAAGATGGAAATTCATTATACACTGTGGCAGAGTGTCCTGTGTGCCGTGGGGTGAGAAAGTAAAAAGGAGAAAATATTATGAAATTAAGAATGGCAGTTTACAAAATGCACAATCCAGCAGATCCCACAGCCGATATCCACAGCCTAATGCTCACAACAGGCCCACCTTCTTTTAAACATGTTGTGAGGTATGATTGGGATCCTTCACACGAAATGACGGAGGACGAATTTTTTTGCAGAATGAAGTATATGGTGAAAGAGCTTCGTAGAATTTCAGGGGAAGAGTAATGAATTTATACAGGAAATATAGGCCTAAAAACCTAGACAAATTTGTAGGGAATAAAAGCACAGTCAAAGCCCTCCAATCCGTCTTAAAAAAGGACAGTAAACCCCATGCGTTTCTTTTCGTTGGACCTTCTGGCTGTGGCAAGACTACACTTGCACGGATTGTTAGGCGAGAGGTCGGATGTTCAGAAAGGGATTTTATTGAGGTTGATGCTGCGGATTTCAGAGGAATTGACACCATCCGTGAGATCCGCAAGCAAATGAATCTTGGTGCGATGCGTGGAGAGGTTAGAGTGTGGCTTTTGGATGAATGCCATATGATGACGAAGGACGCACAAAATGCCCTTCTCAAGGCCCTAGAAGACACGCCTTCTCATGTCTACTTCATCCTCGCTACCACAGAACCAAATAAATTGCTTGCTACAATTAAGAGCCGGTGCAGTGTTTTTAATGTTGCTCCATTGGGTGAGAAAGAACTGCTGCATTTTTTAAAGAAAATCTCTCGGAAGGAGAGAAAGAAAGTGCCTGTTAATGTCCTGGAAAAAATATATGACGTGACAGGTGGTGCGGTGAGATCTTCGTTGGTGTTATTGGAGAAGGTAATTGATCTACCTGTGGAACAAATGGAGGAGGCAATTAGTGAGGTCGACGAAGATATTGACGCCATAGAATTGTGCCGTGCATTACTTAAAGGTAAATCTTGGAAAGTAATCTCTCCTATTCTAAAGAAACTCAAAGGCCAGGATCCAGAACAAATTCGCCGCCTCATCCTTTCCTACATGTCTTCCGTTTTATTAAATCAAGGTAATAATAAAGCTGCTGCCATCATCGAATGCTTTTCCGAGGATTACTTTTCTACAGGATTTGCAGGATTGGTTTTTTCTTGTTTTGATGCCACACAAAATACTTGACAAGGGTGAGCAGCCATGTTACAGATTATAATAAAAGGAGGCCCAACCAGCATTTATGGAAAATTACCATATTGACCCAGACGCTATTGATGTTGAGTTATTGGAACAAGCAAACCTTATTTATGAGGCTAATAAGGAAGTTGCGGAAACGCGACGTGAGCTTGAAAAGTTGAAGCGTGAAAAGGAATTGCAAATTGCCAAATTGGATGAAATTATACGAAAATATCCAGAGCAATACTTCCCCTCAAAAATGAGGGTGACGGAAGGGGCAATTGAAAATGAAATCAACAAAAATGAAAACATAATTGCCATAAAAAATGAAATTGTTGAGGCAAATTATAGGTATGATAAGGCAATAGCAGCGAGCAAGGCAGCACACGCCAAAGGAGACGCATTGCGCGAGCTGGTGAAGTTGGCTGCCATGGATTATTTTATGACACCAGTTGATCCACGCAATCTTTCGGAAGAAGTAGAAAAGATACGTGGTCAGCGCAAAAAATCAAAATTAAGAAGGAGAAAAAGAAATGGCAAGAAAGAAAAGTCGTAAGTTCAAATCTAACCGTGAGAGAATTAAGGAGCGGGCAGAAAACCGTGAGAAATCTACAGGTGGTGGATTGAGGTATAATTTACCTGAAGGAGTAGAATGGTACGAGCCAGGTGGCAAGAAAAATCTTATTTCCATAGTCCCCTATGAAGTTACGGTAAATGACAATCCAGAAACGGAGAAAGGAGAACTGGATTACCGCCGCCAGATTTTTGTACATTATGATATTGGCCCAGATGGAGAAGCTGTACTTTGCCGCAAAACAATAGGCAAAAAATGTCCCATTTGTGAACGTGCAAGAAAGCTCAATTGGGATGAGGATGAGGATGAAATTAAGGCCCTCCGTCCAAGCAAGCGTGAGCTTTACAATATAATTAACCTCGATGAAGATGAGGAAGAAATCCTGCTTGCAGAAATTGCCTATGCCAATTTTGGTGAAATGCTGGATGACGAAATTGAATCTGCAGATCCTGACGATATAATCCTCGGCATTGCGGATTTGGAGGAACGTCCACACCTCAGGGTCCGTTGGAAAAAGGACAAATATGCAGGCAATACTTTTATGAAGGTGTCGAAAATTGATGCCATTGAAGGCGATGATTTGGACGAAGATATCCTGGACGAGGTTTATAACCTGGATGAAATCCTTAATGTGCTTTCTTATGATGATTTGGAAGCATTATTCCTTGGAGGTGATGTGGACGAGGACGAAGAGGACGAAGAGGACGAAGAGGACGAAAAGCCTCGAAAGAAAAAGAAGTCCAAAAAGTCCAGGAAGAAAAAGTACATTAAGGACGTGGACGAGGACGACGTCCCTTTTGATGATGAGGACGAGGACGAAGAGGACGAAAAGCCTCGAAAGAAAAAGAAGTCCAAGTCCTCCAAGAAAAAGAAGTCCAAGAAAAAGAAGGATGACGATAACGAATTTGGCCGCACTTGTCCATATGGTCATAGGTATGCTTACGACTGCGATGAAACCGAGGATTGCGACGATTGCGCACTTTGGGATTTCTGCGTCGAGGACCAGGATGCCGTGCAGTAAATAAAATCTTTTCATAGTGTGTCTCCTAACCTCAACCTAGGTGTGAGGGTGTAAAAGCCCTTGCACCTTTTTTATTTTCTGCTCCGTCTCAAGGCCCATGATTACAGACTTGATGAAATACAAATTTAATGCTTCCTTTACCTCCGTCTCAAGGCCCATGATTACAGACTTGACATTTGGACGAGATTAAATTGGAAGTATAATTATATTTACCAGAAATATTAAAGCCATCTCAGCCAATTATCAAAGGAAATTTTTTTGGCTTTTTATAAAAAATCTGGCATAAATATTTGCAATTTAATCAGAAATAATTATATTAATTACCATAACAAAAATAGCACAACAAAAACACACAACAAAAAGGAGAAAATAAAATGGAACTTACCCAGTATCAGAAAAATGTTCAATTTTTTATAAATGTTTTAAAATTTAACCCTTACACAATCCAGGGATCTGCAGACATGTTTTTTAAAGGTGGACAGGATGAAACATTTGTCCTGACACCGGAAGGTCGTATATTTCACACTGGATGGGAAACAGGTGCACAGGATGTCACAGAGTCCATAACAGCGGCGGTGAATATTCTTGTATCTTGTAAAAAGTGCAAATTATTTGCCAAATGTGAGAACCGTGGCAAAGTATGTGACAAGATAGCTTTTTAAAGGAGACAGCACAATGACAAAGGCGAGAATGCAGCGATTTGAAAGGCTTCTAAACCGTCCATTGGAATGCCGGTGGGTTCGTGTGCCATCCCCACGCAAGGTTGGCACTGTCGTGGCATTCTTGGTTTCTCTGGATAGGAAACAGGCTGAAGTAACCTGTCCAGCAAAATACAAGCAGAATTGGAATGTCGACCTTAATGAAGTAACTTTTGTTTAAAGGAGAACACATAATGAAAAAGAAATTTGTAAAAGCAGTGGTTTTATTTTTACTTCTTGCCAATCTTACGGCATGTGCAGGATTGAATCCAGGGATGAAGGCTGATGCCCCTCCAATCCGTGTTGGATCGACAGAGCAAGAGGTTTTGGATAGACTAGGTTATCCGGAGGATTACACCTCCACAGCTTATTCGGAATGTTGGCATTATGGATTGACGTATTGGTGGCAGCCTAGGGCTACAATATGTTTTCGTAATGGTAAGGTTGTTAATTGGGTAAATTAAAAAGGAGACACACAATGAAAAAGAGAAATATACAGGTAGACGGAAACCGTGTTAAGTACCTTTTCGAAGATGGTGAATGGATAGAAATAGATTTTCATAGGAAAGGCAAGAATGACTTGATTATTTATGCTTCAAGAGGTCTTACGGTGTATCCTCAGGCAACTAATTCGGTGGTTCTTCGACAAGAGAGCCCCTTTGATAGGTAAAATAATTAAATAAAAAGGAGACACACAATGAAAAAGATTATTTTTAGCGTATTATTGGTGATGATTATGGCAACTTCTGCTTCGGCGTATATAAGAAGTGGAAATTGGATTTATGAAACAGAAGAGGACCTTTTTGGCAATGAAACTCGTATTGCATTGGTTTTGGAGAATTCTTATAAAGAGAATTCTAGGTGTTTAGGTGTGCGGTGGAGTAAGACAGACGGATTGTGGTTGGTTTTAATACTTCCAGATGCAGGTATTGATGAGAAGACTGCGGTTATTCGTTTACAAATTGATAAAGGAATAATATACGAATTTATTGGAGTAAAAATATCTGGGAATTATGCTCAAATTAGGGCAATTCCTGTCTCAGGTGATGGAAGACCTGGAATTATAAAATTGTGGAAACATATTTTGAAGGAAATGAAAAGTGGAAGCAAAGTGAGAGTCCAGGTGAAAACAAAAAGCAGGACATTTTCTGTAAGCACATTTTCATTAAAGGGTTCAAGTGGGGCATTAGGTATATTTAATGATATTCCTACTAATTGGTATTTTCCGAAACCGGAGCCGGAGCCGGAGCCGGAGTATGGTTCTTATGACAATAGCGGATTTCATCCCCCGTATAAGGAAGCCCTTTAGGACTTTACAATATAACAAAATTGCAGTATAAATAATTTGAAGGAACATGGCGTCATCTTCCCCGTCACCCACTGGACCTACCGTACCTCCCGCCATGTTCCTTCTTTTTTGGAGGACAGATATGATTTGTGCATGGTGTGGAAAAGAAATCGAAGGATATCCAAACAGCCAAGATTCGCATGGAATTTGCAAAAAATGTGCTTTTGGACTATGTGAAGAAATAAGGAGACTTAAGGATGAAAAGAAAAAGAAAAAGGAAAATAAACAAGGAGACAATTATTCCGACCGGTTCCACGCTGCTTAATTTAGTCTTATCCGATGAGATTTCTGGTGGATGGCAAATGGGCAAAATAGCCAATTTAATTGGAGACAGTTCAAGTGGAAAAACTTTCATAGCCTATTCCATGTTGGCGGAATGTTGTTATGATGAAAGGTTTAAAAACCACAGGCTTATTTATGACGATGTAGAAGCAGCATCAGAATTTAACATTGGAGAACTTTTTGGCAAATTGGAGGAGCGGATAGAACCTCCTGGAGTGGCGGATGGAGAGCCTGTTTATTCTGACACAATACAGGATTTTCATTATAACGTGATTGACGCAATTAAGGAGAAACAGCCTTTTATTTATGTTTTGGACAGTTTGGATGCGTTGGATGCAAAGGAAGACCAGGAAAAAATTGTGGAGCTTATGAAAGCGCATAAGAAAGGGACGAAAGCTCCTGGCACATATGGCATGGCAAAACCAAAAGCCATGTCCAGTATTTTGCGAAATATTAAAAGGAGTTTGAAAGATAGCAATTCTTTCCTCCTCATTGTTTCCCAGGTGAGAGATAACATTGATCCAATGAGCAGGGCAAAGAAAACCAGGTCTGGCGGAAGGGCCCTAAAATTTTACTGCACGCATGAGGTTTGGGTGGCGCATTTAGGCGCAATAAAATCCAAAGGACTTGTGGTTGGCACTTCCTCTCTTCTAAAGTGTTCGAAAAACAAATTAACTGGAAAGGTGCGAGAGTGCCAGTTTGACATTTTTTATGACTATGGAATTGACGATATTTCAAGCATGGTTGATTTCCTGGTTGATATTGGAGTTTGGAAAAAGAAGAAGCAGACAATTATTGCAAATGGATTTGGAATCTCTGCAGGAAGACAGAAATTAATCCGCACTATTGAGGAGGATAATTTGTATGACGACCTGAGAGAAATGGTTGGCACTGCTTGGAGAGTTAGGGAGAGTTCCGTAAAATTAGATAGGAAGAGAAAATATGGGTAAATATCCCCGTGTCTTAATATTTGACTGCATGGCCATTTGCCACTATGTAAAGCACAGCCTCCGGGCCATGCAGTCACATTCCGGCACCGCCTCCGGCGTCCTTTACGGATTTATGGGGACGGTGCTTCGTGTTTCAACCAGATTCCCTGCCAAATACCATGTCTTTGCCTGGGACAGCCGCAATTCTGTTAGGAAAGAAATGTTTTCTGGCTATAAGGCAGGAAGGGTGAAAAAAGACAAGACAGAAGCGGAATTAATCGAGGACCAGGAATTTTTCGACCAGGTTGACCTACTGCGAGAGGAGGTGTTAAAAGAGCTTGGATTTCCAAACGTATTTACTGCGGACGGATTTGAGGCTGATGACATAATTGCGGAAGTCACCCGCATCCCAAAATTTAGACATTTTATGGTTTCCCGTGACCACGATTTGCTGCAACTTTTGGACAGAAATGTGGTTATGGTAGATTATATGAAATTGCAAGTTGTGACGCTTGCGGACTTTAAGGAAAGGTATGGCATAGAGCCACGAGAATGGTGCCGAGTCAAGGCTCTTGCCGGCTGTTCTACTGATTGCGTGCCAGGAGTGAAAGGAGTAGGTGAGAAGACTGCTCTGAAGTATCTCCTTGGCGAACTCCCTCCTCACACCAAGGCCCATCAAAGCATTGTCTCACCGGAAGGACGGCAAATTTACCGCCGAAACCGCCGTTTGGTACGCCTTCCCCACCCTGCATTTCCCCACGAATACACCATTTTAAGGAACCAGACAAATCCAGATAAGTTTTTGAAATTCTTTAAAAAATACGACATGGATTCCTATGCAAAGGATATAGAAAGATTTTCCGTGCTATATTAAGCCCTTGACACCAGCCTATTCGTTATTTACAATAAACACACCACATTAACCAAAATTAATTGGAGTGAATTGTAGATATGCGAAGGAAATTACGAAGAAAAAATAAAAACGGGTGTCCAAAAAATAATTTTGAAATAGTAACTTTAAAGTGCAGTCCATTTGTGAAAGAGATATATAAACGCATTTGGACAAAGGAAGATGACGAATTTATTCCAGCTACAAAAGGACATCATCCATATCATCCTGCGGTAGGAAGGGCGTTGGTTGAATTGTGCAAGGAAAAGTTGCTCACAATCCACAAATTAGCTGAGGAAATGGGCTATTCGCCAGAATCGATACGAAGAGATTTCAAAAGATTTCCAGAATATAAAAGATACTACAAAGTGGCAATGAAGTACCGCGCATTACATAAGCAGGATAAGGTACTAAAAGGAATGTCACGGAAGGCGAGACGAATAGCAAAGAAATATTGGAAAGAAGAATGGAACACTTGCCCACCCTGTGATCCAGACATGGACCACACCTACCATCCTATTTACGCTCTCATCCTCCCCGATTTATTTAAAAATGGCGAAAGCCAGACAGAAGTATGCGCCCACCTAGGAATAATTATTGATGTTTTTTGCAAATGGCGAGACGAACGAGAAGATTTCCAGGAGCAATTTGCCAGAGCCCAAGTATTGTGTGAAGCCTGGTGGCAGAAACATGGAAGGCTTGGTTGTGCAGGAGAAATAAAAGCAAATGCACAATTATTCAAATTTTTTATGTTTAATAGGTATGGTTGGACGAACGATGTTGGACATAGCAAAATAGTTGAATCTGATGAGCCTGCAAAGCCAATCGACATAAGGGTGAGGGTGTTGACCGAGGAAGAGGCTGAAAAAATAAGACAAGAACGAAAAGCACAACAAATGCCATGAGCGATTTCCTGCAAGAATACGATGTTGTTTTAACCAAAGAGCAGATGGAGATGTTTAAGTTAGAGGTGCCATTTCCATTATTTGTTGGTGGTTATGGAAGCGGGAAATCTCAGACTTTGATTTGGAATGCATTTACGGATCTCTTCTCATTCCAAGGAGCAAAAGTAGGTATATATGCTCCAACTTACGACCTATTAAATTTGAACCTGATTCCGAGATTTGAAGAAATACTTGACGAGCTTGGATTAAGTTATTCTTTAAATAAAAGTAGGTATATCCTGTACGTGCATGGACAAGGACAGTTTATTTTCAGAAGTATGCAACATCCAGGTAGAATCGTTGCCTACGAAGTGTTTAGATCACATGTAGATGAAGCAGACTTATTACAACCAGATAAATCTGAAGAAACCTGGAACCGCATTATTGCCAGAAATAGACAAACCAACCCCTTAATGAAGATCAACCAAGTATGCGCTTACTCCACACCGGAGTCTTTTAATTTTACCTATAAAAGATGGTCCAAGGAACCAGGGGAGGGATATCGCTATGTGAGAGTCCCGACCCACTCAAATCCCTGGTTACCTGAAGCCTATATTGACAATTTACGAGACAGTTATTCGCCGGAATTATGTGAAGCTTATATCGAGGGAAAATGGGTTAATTTATATACGGGAAATGTATATCCATATTTTAATAGAGAAGAGCATGATACGGATATTGGAATTGAAAAGAATGAATACTTGTACATCTCACAGGACTTTAATATTGGTGGTTGTGTGAGCATAGTTTATAAGGTGGTAGACGGATGGCCAATTGCGGTTGACGAATTTGTTTCTGATGATACGGAACAAATAATTCAGAATACAAGAGAACGATATCCAAATAATTTCATCGTATTCTATCCAGATGCAAGTGGACAAGCACGAGACACGAGAAGCGGATCCAGTGACGTGGATATGTTGAAACAGGCTGGATTTAAGGTGAGGGTGCCAAAGGTTAATCCATTTGTGAAAGATAGGGTGAATGCGATGAATAGATTGTTGATGAAACACCTAATAAAAATTAATACGAATAGGTGCAAAGAATTTTGTGCCGCATTAGAGGAACATGCTTGGGACCAGAAAACAGGCATGCCACAGAAATATGGTGAACCTGCATCCGTTGACGATTACACCGATGCAGGAACCTATTTTATCGCCTATGAATATCCAGTGAAGAAACTTGAAGTTATTTCTACCAAATTGCTTGGAGCATAAAGGAGAAGTTAAAATGCCGGTTAATTCTGAAAATCCAAAATATAGAATTTTTTATCCTATGTGGACTAAATGCAGAGATGCAGTTGAAGGTGAAAGGAAAGTAAAAGCAAGAGGAACTTTATACCTCCCATCTTTGACTGGTCAGAATACTGAGGAATATTCTGCCTATAGAAAACGTGCCTATTTCTACAATGCCACTTATAGGACACTGGAGGCGATGACTGGAGCAATAATGAGGAAACCTCCTACTGTGGATTATCCAGATTTAGATAAATTGAAAACTATTACGGACACAGGAAATGATTTCTTAATGTTTTCTAAAAATGTCCTTAATGAATTGATAACCACAGGAAGGGTTGGTATTTTAATTGACATGCCTCCAGGTAATAGCCTTTCCTCTCCTGCTTACCTCAGTTATTACTGTTCTGAAGATATTATTAATTGGAAAACGGAATTTGTTAATGGAATAGAGCAGCTTGTTTTGGTGGTTTTAAAAGAAAGGTACGAGGAAGAAAAAGATGAATTTGAAATTGAAGAGGAAGACCGCATAAGGGTTTTGAAATTAGAGGATGGCATTTACTACCAAGAAATTCACAAGAAATCCAAAGTTGGTGAAAAAGAGGAATATGTGCTGGATGAGGAAATAATTCCCCAAATGTATGGGAGCAATCTGGATTTTATTCCTTTTATAATCTCTAACTATAGGGAAGTCTCCGCCAATTTAATAAAACCTCCTCTAATGGATCTTGTGGATATTAATTTCTCCCATTATCGAAGCACTGCGGATTTGGAACATGGCCGGCATTTTACCTCACTACCAACTGCGGTGTTTGCAGGGTTCCCAGCAGAAAATACCTATAGGATTGGAAGTGCCATAGCTTATGTTTCAGAAGATCCTGCTGCCAAGGCTTACTTTTTGGAATATACAGGGCAGGGGCTTGGGTCATTGGAAAAGGCTTTGGAACAAAAAGAATATATGATGGCTATAGTTGGCACGAGACTGTTGGATGTACCGAAAAAGGGTGTGGAAGCCGCAGAAACCTATAAGATGCGGAATCTAGGCGAGACGAATATTCTTTCGTGCCTTTCAATCGTGCTATCCGCCATAATGACCCAGGCGCTGAAGGTTGTTTACCTTTGGGAAAATAATAAAGAAAAAGATGACATAAATATTGCTTTTACATTAGATTTTGATGCTGGAGTTTTGGATGCAAACCAGATTTCTGCACTTGTTAAAACTTACCAGGCAGGTGGAATTTCTTGGGAAACATTATTTTATAACCTCAAGCGTGGCGAGATTATTGAACCAGATGTTGATGAGGAGATGGAGCAGGAAAGAATCTCAAGTAATATGACACTAATTGCTCCTCCATCCACTAATACACCTCCAGAAAATAAGACGGCTAATAAGGAGGAAGAAAATGCGCCTCCTGCAAATGAGGAATAGAGAAATTAAAATGGATAATAATTGGAGATAATTTATATGTCAGCCAACCAGAAAATAATGGATGCTATTGTCAAGCATGAGATTGACATGAATAGGTTAAGGGACACGGATGTTTCTTACCTTATTGGCGTTTACCTGGATTTAGTTGAGAATATCCGTCTTAAATTAAGAGAAATTGATCCAACTTCTCCAACTCAAGTCACTTATAAGGAAAAAAGGTTGGAGGCACTATTGGAACAGGTAGATGACATGGTGGATAATTATTTAGGTGGTGAAATGCCGCGAGAACATTATGACATGATGACCAGACATGCTAATGTTGAAGCGGATACTTTCCCCACCTTATTTAATAATGCCATAGGTATAGAGGTGATGACAGTTGGACTTCCAGCCTCTTTAATTTCTAATATTGTAAATACCACTATGATTGATGGAAGGGTGGTGAAGGATTGGTGGGATAAGCAAGCAAATGATTTCAAGTTTCGCTTTCGTTCTGAAATGCAACAAGGAATGCTTTCTGGAGAGACCTTAAACCAACTTGTCACCAGGGTAAACCAAAATGTTGCTGTTGTCCCAAAAAACCATGCGGAGGCGCTTGCAAGGACAGGGCTGCAATCTGTGGTTCAGAAAACCAGAGGTGAAATGTATGAAGAAAATTCAGACATCATAAAAGGGATTGAATGGCTTTCCACCTTGGACACAAGAACCTCTCCGATTTGCCGCGCCTTAGACGGACAATCTTGGTATCTCCCAGATTTTAAATTATGGAGGGCGACAAGAAAATTTCCCGGTTATCCACCTGCACATTGGAACTGCCGCTCTACCACCACGCCCATCACCAAATCTTTTGAAGAATTGATGGAACCCGGTGGAAATAAGAAACTTGCCAAAGAATTAGACAAACCAGATAAAACTGCACAGCGAGCAGCATTAGATGGAACGGTTCCAAAAAGCACCAATTATGACCAATGGCTCAAGCAGCAGCCTCCAGAGGTTCAAAAAGAAGTTTTAGGTGAGAAAACATACCAATTATGGAAGGACGGCAAAATAACCTCTACAAAACAGCTTATTGACAGGAGCGGCAATCCTCTCACCTACGAACAGCTTTATCAAAAATATGGAGTTAAAAAACCTGCTCCTAAACCGAAACCCAAACCGAAGCCATAGCCGAAGCCGAAACCCACACCTCCACCTAATGCCTTGTCTAATGCCCAAATGGAGAAAAAACATTGGTCTAAAGGCAAGTTGAATGTTGGGCGAGTATCCAGAACTTGCGGAATTTATTGAATCCCATTTTGATAAACGGTTTATGAGTCTTAAAAATTTAGGAGAATAGGAAATGAAGAAAACATATGGCGTGATTTTTGAAAGGGAACCAGGAAAAATACTGTATGATGAAGAAGCAAAAACAGTTTCCATCGAAGGCCTGCCTGAGGACAAGGCTGTGGAGTTAGAAGTGTTTTTTACTATGGAACATGCTTTTTTTATCCCCCAATCTGACCAAATAGATGATTTTAAAGTAGAGCAGCGGAAGCCAATAGAAAATGTGCTTGATTTCGAACTTGCTTTGTGCAGTCTCTGTTCGAACACGGGTGTTTGGGTGGATTGGTAAACTTTTTTATGCAAAATGGCTTTACAAGCAAAAAACGAATGCCTATACTATGTGATAAGGAGGAAAGTATATGCTCAAGTTGAAATATACAGATCCAGCTGAAATTCCAGAACAGTTTAAGGAACTGTACGAGGAGAGAGATGGCGAATGGCGCCTCAAGTTGGATGATAAGGTCATCCCCAAAGCCAAGCTCGAGGAATTCCGGTCCACCAACGTAGAGCTTATGAACAAGCTCAAGGATTACGAAAGCAGGCTCAGCGACGTGGATGTTGAGGAATACAAGGCTCTTAAGCAGAAAATGAAAGAGCTTGAGGAAAAGAAGCTAATTGACGCCGGAAAAATTGACGAGCTGGTGAACAAGAAGGCGCTGGAAATAAAGCAGTCCTTCGAGGGTGAACTCCAGAAGCTACAAAAAGAGCGAGAGAAGCTGGAAAAGCAATCCTCCACCTATCGTGAAAAACTTGCACGCACCATAATTGATAGTGAGGTTCAGAAGGCGGTGCTTTCTGTAGCAAAACCTCGCCAGGGTGCTATAAATGACATTTTGCTCCGGGCCAAAACTATTTGGAAAATCACAGATGATGGCAGTCCAATGCCTCTAGGCCCAGATGGCAAAGTCATTAAGACCGAAAATGGCCCATTGTCCTTTAAAGAGTGGGCTGAAAATTTAGTAAACGAAGCTCCATATTTGTTTGAAGGCTCTGGTGGCGGCGGCGGTCATGGTGGAAATGGCGGCGGCGGCAGGCCGAAAACAATATCCAGACATGATAAGGAGGCATTCCTTAAAAACCTGGATGCCATTGCGAAAGGAGAAATACAAGTCACAATGGATTAAATTTGCTGCAATACATATAAATGAGATGAAACCTCCTAACGGTGTTGGGAAGGTTGACTCTGCGGTGCAGGGTTTAAACAAGCAGCATTAAACTCTTTCATGCATGCCAGAAATGGTGAAGAATCAACTTTTTAACTACCTTAGGAGGTTTTATTATGCCTAATCAACTTGAAGCCGTAATCCCCCAGTTACTTGCACAGGGTCTTCAGGCCCTTCGTGAAAATGCAGTTATGCCTTGGCTCGTCAATAAGGACTATTCCGACATGGCGGCCGAAAAAGGCTCGTCCATTGACATCCCCATCCCGTCTGCCATAGCAGCACAGGAAGTGGCTCCTGCAAATATTGCTCCTACTACCGGCGATGTTGCTCCTACTTCCGTCACCCTCAACCTGGATTATTGGTATGAGGCTCCTTTCTATCTCACTGACAAGGATTACATGGAAGTCATGTCTGGCACCATTCCTATGCAGGCCAGCGAAGCAATTAAGTCTCTTGCCAACAGGGTCGACACCCACATCCTTGGCCTTTACACCGAAGTTTATGGTGTTTGGGGAACCCCTGGTACTACTCCATTTGCTTCTGATACCAAGGATGCCACAGGAGTGAGGAAGGTGCTGAGTAACCAGCTTGCTCCACTTGGCGACAGGCGGATGGTTATTGATGCAGATGCCGAAGCAAATGCTCTCAACCTTCGCGCCTTCCAGGACATGTCCTTTAGTGGAGATGCCCGTGGAATAATTGAGGGTGAGATAAACCGCAAGCTCGGTTTCGATTGGTTTATGGATCAGAACGTCCTTTCCCACACCGCAGGCAATGCCAGTGGATATACTGTGAGCGGTGATGTTACTGCTGGCGAGTCCCAGGTCACTCTTGGTGCTGGTACTGGAGACTTTAACGTAGGTGACGTTATCACCTTCGCCGGCCATAGCCAGACCTATACCGTCACTGCATGGTCTTCACCTACTGTTACAGTTGCTCCGGCCCTTGTTGCCGATGTAGCAGATACGGCAGCAGTCACCAAAATTGACAGCCATGTCGTCAACCTTGGTTTCCATAGGGATGCTTTTGCCTTCGCCTCCCGCCCCCTTGCAGACAATACGGACGGACTTGGAAACATTATAACTTCTATTGGAGATCCTGTTTCTGGTCTTTCCCTCCGCCTGGAAGTGAGCCGTGAGCATAAAAGGACACGTTTTTCTTACGACATACTTTATGGTTGCAAAACCGCACGGCCGCAGCTTGCTTGTCGTCTCCTTGGATAAACGGTGCCATATCGTTTTCCTTTTCTCTCATCTCCTTCGAACCATGTGCCTCCTGATGATCCAGGGGGCACAATTAACATTTGAACGAGGTTTAAAATGCTCCAAATATTCCCTACTGTAAAAATATGCCATCCAGACAATCCCAAAATGCCATTACTTATAAATGAGCATGAGTTTGATCCTAAAAAGCACAAGAAATGGGAGGATGCGCCTGAGGAGGAAGAGCAGGACACTGTCTCAGATGGCTCTGAACCTACACGTAAGAAAAGAAAGCTGAAAAGGAAAAAGTAAGCTATGGCTTTGAACACCACGCCAGGCGCTCCAGATGCTGATGCCTATGTGGATATTCAGGAAGTGACGGAGTACTTCACGAAATTTGCACCGGATAAAGCAGCAATATGGCAATCCCTCCAGCCAGAACAGCAGGAACCCGCCATTAGGAGCGCCACCAAATTATTCGATTACTATGTCCTTTGGAAAGGCTGCCCCACACACCGTGACATCCAAGCATTGCAGCATCCTCGGGTAGGTCTTGTGGATCGAATGTGTGAGGTTTTTCCGGATGATGAGATATTGCCGGACCTCAAAGCCGCAACTGCTGAGCTTGCATACCAAATTGCGGTTGGCAGTGTGGATGGAGGCGGGGGTGATTCATCATTTGAGCCTTTTAAGAGGATGACAATAGCATCCAACCTTTCTTTTGAAATTAGTGACAAAACTCCGCCTCCCGTCATTCCAGGAAATGTTATGGATTTGGTTGCCCCTTGGGCCATACGGTATATAGGACGGAATGAGGCAAATTTAATTAGGGCATAAAATGCTTGAACAAATAAAAAAGGCAGCCAAAACTTTTTTCGTTAAAATGCATGCAGGAGGACTTGCCAAAAGTTGCACCATTTTTAAGGTGGAAGATTCGTATGATCCAGAACAAGGCATTGTCACTCCAATAAATTCTGAAATAGCTTCCACTTTAATTATCCTCCGTGATTTGACTGTAAAGGAAAAATCTGATATGGCAAAATTAGGTTTTACCATTACACAAGATACGAAGAAAGGTGTTTTATTAATGGATGAGATTGATCCTGGTGTCCTTGCTAATGGTGATAAAATAGTGGCTGGCGGTGAGGAATATTCATATACTGGGATCACGGCACAGAATCCTGCAACCTTTGAAATCCTGTTGAGGCCCTAACCATGGATGTGACACTTGACTTTGCCTCATTTAGTCGCCAAATCCAGGAGGTTACCGATGAGTTGCAAATGGTGCTTTCGCAGGCCATTAGGAAAATTGCACTTGACCTATTTGATGACATACTTAAACAGACCCCGGTGGATAAGGGGACGTTGAGGGGAAGTTGGGTTTTAGGGGTAAACATGCTTGGATTAGGAGAAGGTGACACATCGCAATCTGCCCAAAGTAAATTATCCACTGCGGAATTAGGAGACTTCATCATCATTGCCAACCACATGCCCTATGCCAGAGTGATAGAATACGGAGAGTATCCAGGCCAAGGACCTAAAACAACGGCTGATGGATACAGTACCCAAGCTCCACGGGGCATTGTAAGGGTGGCGGTGCAGAGAAGAGCAATGAATTTTCGCAGATCGTTGGATAAGATGAGGCGTAAACCAGGGAGAAGGACATGAGCCTGGATACAGTAAGAGAAGTGGTAGAGAAGCGGTTTAATGACAATTGGACTTCTACACCTATCCAATGGGAAAACGTCCATTTTGAACCTCAGGACGGACAAGCATTTATTGCCCCTGTAATTGTGCCAACTTCTGGTGACCAGGTGAGTTTAGGCACTGTGGCTTTGAACCGTTGGGATGGGTTTGTGGATGTGAGTATTTTTGTTCCTCGTGGAATTGGAGCAAAATTAGCAAATGATTTGTCGAACGAGGTAATAAAACTCTTTTACCATTATACGGATTCTGGTGTGTCGTTTTTCACTGGATATAGCAAACCAACAGGAGCCACGGAAATATGGTTTAGGGTAAATGTGACTGTCCCTTACCAAATTGACGAACTAATTTAAGGAGGCGCAATATGTACGCTGAAGTCATAAATAATCCAACCTTAACAGACCAGATAAAAGGAGCAGCAGACGCCCTTGCTACCAATGCGGAATGGCTCAGGGATAACGCTAATACGGATAATCCTTGGATACCGGATCACTACAAAGAGCGAGAGAATGCCGTAAATGAAAACGCCAGCTCAATAGTAGGGCTTGCACAAGGCGTGATTGACTTTCAGGTTACTTCTCCGCAGCTGGTTGATAATCCTGCTTTATGTGATAAATTGCGCATAAAGGCTGAGGCGATTTCAAACTTTGCAGGATACTTATCCAATGCCCCAAATGATGGACCAGTAATCACGCCAGGTGTTGCTGATAAACGTGATAATCTTTTCGAGGCCATCCAGGATCTCCAGGCACTAATGGAAGGTTACGAAGCATAAGGAGTAAATATGTCCAGCACTAATAGAACCCAATTAAGATATATTGAAGAAGCGGAATGGGGAGAGACTCCGTCATCTGGTGCTATGCAGAATGTTCGGGATACAGGTGATTCCTTAGGTTTTGCATTAACTACCACCCAGAGCAATGAAATCCGTTCCGACCGCCAAATCACGGACCTCATTCTAAATGGTGCAGAAGCAGCTGGTGATATTGAAATGGAGTTTTCGGCCGGCAATGCTGACGATTTTATTGCCTCCGCCCTGTACAACGACTGGGAAAGTGCAGAGGTGGTTGGCACCGACATTGCCATTACCGCAGGATCCCCTTGTTTGCTCCAATCCACCACAACGGATTTCGTCGCAGCTGGTTTTAAACCAGGCATGATGGTGAGCGTTTGGGGATTTCAAGATCCAGGCAATGCACCGGACACAGGATTTTTTGAGCGTGTCATTTCGGTATCCCAGAATGAGATGCAGATTTCTGGTGCTGGCGCAGATGAAGCAGAAGGGCCAGAAATCCACATTAACGCTTCTACTATTGTGAACGGCATTAAGGAGAAATCCTTTTCCATTGAGCGTGAATTGCAGGACGCACAGAAATTTTTCCTCTTCACAGGCATGGTTGCAAATGTCTGGTCCTTATCCGCAACAGCAAATGAGGTGTTGACGGAGACGTTTACTTTTGTTGGCAAGGATTCTGATTTTAGGGGCAACACCTTTTCCCCTGAAACCCCATTAGAGCCGCCGGCTGAGGATGTTATGAATGCAGTAACGGACGTCGCCCAAATTAAAATTGATGGTGCGGTGGCGGATATTCTTATGGAGTCCTTGGATTTCGAGGTGAACAATAATGTGCGTGGCCTGCCTGCCATTTCATACCTTGGTTCTGCAGATTTGTCTGAGGGTGACTTTGTTGTTACTGGCAACATGAATGTCTATTTTGAAGACGGCGCTATGTACCTCCGCTTTTTGGATGGCCAGGAGTTTTCACTCCGTATGCAATTTAAACGAAAAGGCCTGGTGTATTTTATGGATTGGCCGAGGTGCAAAATTTCAGAAGATGTAGTGGATGTGCCGGGTAGAAATGACGACGTGATGGAGGCTATAGGATGGCAGGCCCTGTATAGTGCAGACAGTGGCTATACGATGAGGGTTGACCGTCTTGTCACCATGGATTACGCAGGTACACCACCCTGGCGAAAACCATAATAGGAGGAAGTTGATGGAAATTGTAAAGCAGTTTGCGGTGAATGAGGAGAGGGCAGAACAGGGCGTTTGGATACCAATTGGTGAGGATGCACGGTTAAAGGTTGCAAGAGCAAATAACCCAAATTTTAGACGTGTGTTTCGCAAGTTGATTACTCCATACACTGCTGCCATCCGTTCCAATTCCTTGCCAGACGATGTTGACGACCAGATTATGATTCGTGCTATTGCGGAAACGATCCTCGTAGATTGGCAAGGAATTACGGAAAATGGTGAACCTATCCCATATAGTGTTGAGAAGGCTAGGAAGTATTTGCAGCACGAGCCTTTCCGTGAACTGGTTATGAATTTCGCCCGTGACCTTTCCTTGTACAAAGAGGCAATGGATGAGGAAACGGAAAAAAACTAATACGCTGGTTGAGCTGGTGGACAAAATACGGCAAAAATGAGGAATGGTTCCAACGCCTTGCCAGGGAGGGCAAAGTAACCAAGGCACTTAAACAGAAACCTGCATTATATGACGACCTTTTATTTATATGGGAATCGTTTTTGATGCTCTCAGCCTCCCGCCAGCTCAGCCAACTGCAACCAATAACTTACCAAGAAATTGAGGCTTATTGTAACCTCTGTAATATCCCAGATTATGAAAGGATAGAATTTGTAAGATGGATTAAATTTTTGGATAACAAATTTCTTGAAATTAAGGGCAAGCAATACAAAGCCCAATCCGCCAAATTGCAGACTACCAAACCAAGGCGAAGGTGACAAGATATGGATGTTGATGCTTTATTAACAGCTGGAATTGATTCTCGAAAGGCCGAAAAGGGAGCCAAAGATTTTAATAAAGCTGTGGACTCCATGGAGAAGAAAGCAAAATCTGCTCAATCCTCTATGGGTGATTTTGATACTGGAGCAATGTTTGCAGGAGCGATGGGCGGTGCAGCCGTATTTGCAATGGATATGGCGGTGAATGCCCTTGCTGGTGTGGCAAGTGGAATGATAAATACTATGGACACGGCCACAAACCTCGAAAATCAGCTCACCCGCGCCAATGGCACATTTGAACAAATGGTGCAGGTTGCGGATGCCTCTAACACCTCACTCGAAGCCACCACCAAACTTTATGTTTCCCTCGACAAAGCCGTCTCCAAATATGCCGATAGTAATGAGGATGTTTTGGCAATGACCGAAACAATAAATAAGGCCATGGTTGTGTCAGGTGCAAGTGCGCAGGATGCTTCTAATGCATTGCGGCAGTTGGCCCAAGGTTTTTATGCTGGAATTATACGAGCTGAGGAATGGAATAGTATAATTGAGCAGGGGCCGTATTTGCTTGAGGTTGTTTCCCAAAACATTGAAGGAATGAGCGGAGACCTCGGTAAATTGCGTGCAATGATGTTGGAGGGTGAACTTACTGCCAAGGTTTTCTTTGAAGCATTGCAAAAAGGCGGTGAGTCGGTGGATGAAGCATTTGCCAAAATGGAGAAAACAATTAGTCAGGCGATGACGGACCTAAACACCGCCTGGACCAATTCCGTAAAGCAAATGAATGAAGTAAATGATGCTTCAGGCATGCTCACTGAGGGGATTGATGCTCTGACAGAAGTGGTGAAATTTGCTCCTCGTGTTTGGGCAGGATTTAGCATGGTATTAGAAATTGCTCAGGGTGCTTTTACTGAATTGATGGTCAAAATGACTGAATTTCAAATTAAGTATTATGAAACAGTCAAAGCAGCACAAGACAATCCTTTAACAGGATGGATGGTACCGGATGAGTATGCAAAAGGCATGGATGCTAAAATAAAACAGGCACAAATCTCACTCGGTGCTTGGAATAGTGTGCTTGATGATACTAATGAGCGAATTGCGGATCTGCAGCAAAAAATGGAGACGGGCATTTTCCCAGAAACCAAAAAACAAATGGACATGGAGAAATATAAAGCTCCCGTTGAGGATGTTGGTAATGCTGCTGCGAACGCTAAAAAAGAGATGGATGCTCTCAACGCTGAAGTTGCCGAATTTGACAGACTGCTATCCCAAGCAGATCAAATGCGAGTCTCGTTAATGTCTCGCGAAGATCGCATAGATTACGACTACAACCAGGTCCTAAAAGAGCTTGAAATGCTGCGGAGGGAGGGGGCCATATCCGCACAAGAGTTTGAAGAGATGACAGACCAGGCAACCACACGTTGGGTGGAGCAATGGGACCAAGCATTAAAAATTGGAATGGGCAAGCATCGCGAAATCGCGGATGAAATGTCAGAGATATGGGTTGAAGCTTACAGGAATATGGAAAGGGCGGCGAGCAGTTTTTTCTTGGATGCTATGCAAGGTAATTTTGATGAATTAGGAGAATCATTTGTAAAGATGCTCCAGAAGATGCTGGCGGATTGGGCAGCGGCACAAATGATGATGGGATTATTTGGACCTGAGTTTGGAAAGAAGGGAGGAGCACTTGGCGGTATAATAGGAGGCATGTTCGGCTCCGCCGCTACAAGTGCAACTTCTGCTGCCGCCGGCCCTGGAGTAAGCAGTGCACCAGTCGTCAACATGAACATAACGGAAGCTCCAGGCACTACGACGGAAACCACGGCGCATACTCACAGACACAGGGATTCACCCTTGATGTCATTGTTCAAAAAGTTGAAGCAGGAATAAGCAAGAACGTGGCTAACGGGCGCGGACAGCTTGCCCCGACGCTACAGGGTACTTATGGCCTCAATCGGGCCGTGAATGCATACAGGTAAAACTATGGCTGATTATCCGGCATCTCTGCCTCTTCCTGAAGGCAGTCAATATGAAATAGGTTTCGGGACCACTGTCATCCGTTCACAGATGGATGACGGTACCCCCCGGCAACGGGCGCGGTTTTCTACACACATTGATGAACTTCCAGTGACAATATACTTTGATGATGCGGAACTTGTGGAATTTGAGCGGTTTGTCAGGGAAGACATCAAAAAGGGTGCTGCATGGTTCAATATGACTTTGAGGGATGGAGAAGGCACGCGGTCCATGGAAGT